CAGGGTCGTGGCTTGGGGATACAATGCTTCAGGTCAATCAACCGTTCCCGCTGATGCCAGTAATTCGGTTATCGCAGTTGCTGGCGGAGGGGCACACTCTCTTGCTCTACGTTCTGACGGCAGGGTCGTGGCTTGGGGATACAATGATGATGGTCAATGCGACGTTCCTGCTGATGCAAGTAATTCAGTTATCGCAGTTGCTGGTGGTTATTTGCATTCCCTTGCTCTACGTTCTGACGGCAGGGTCGTGGCTTGGGGATACAATGCTTCAGGTCAATCAACCGTTCCCGCTGATGCCAGTAATTCGGTTATCGCAGTTGCTGGCGGAGGGGCACACTCTCTTGCTCTACGCTCTGACGGTAAAGTCGTGGCGTGGGGAGACAATTCCGAAGGTCAATGCAACGTTCCTGCTGATGCCAGCAACTCGGTTGTCGCAGTTAGCGGAGGCTATTCTCACTCCCTTGCCATCCGCGCCGTGCAGGAGCTGCCCGAAATACGGACGCCTGCCGTTCGGACGCTTGACGGAAGCTCGGTCGGAAACCTTATCGCGTTCCGGGCGTCATTAACTGACAACACGAACATCCTGAATGCGACGACAAACACCATAAACATGACGACTACGCAGTTTAATTATGGCGATTGTTTTGACGGTACATACTTTACCGCGCCGGTCAATGGTATCTATCAATTCGACGGACACATGCGCTGGAATCGCGTTTCAGGCACAGCCGCAAAGATGGATATTGTCATTGAGTCGGGGACAGGATATGCGGTTACTGAAGTTTCCTATTGGTTTTCGCCTGTTGGAAATAATTTCATTAACTCCGGGTGCATATATATGACAAACGGGGCAACAGCTTTTATGCAAATCGTTGGAACTGCCGCAACGACAAATGTCGTTTATGGCAAGAATACCGCATACACTTGGTTTAGCGGAAGGCTAATCAGAGAGTTACCATAAAGTAAAAAGCAAGGAGATATTATGAAAAAAACATTATGCGCAATGATTGTTGGGTTAGCTGTTGTTGCCGTTTCACAAAACATCTATCAGTTAAGCACAGGGTTCGGAAAAAAGATTACCGCAACAACTGCCGCAACAAGTGTTGTCATTTCGGAAGTCGGCGTTGACAATGTTTACGCGACAAGCATCAGCGTCTATAACGAAGGAACATCAACGGTATTCTGCGCCGTTGATTGCGATCCGATTACCTTTGCCAAGAAGCTGGCAAACGAAACCACAGTGCAAATCCCGAAAGCCCTGACCTATACGTTCAAGGGCGAAAAGCTTCGTAATGTTTGTGTCGCTACGACAAACGGCACGGCGACAGTTTATGTAGGCGCGCATGCCGATAAATAAGGAGAAGTTAATGAGGACAGCAGTAATAATCTTTTTGTTTTGTGTGGCTTCAGCTTGGGCGCAATACAGTGTTCCAAATCTTGACCCAAGAGTCAATGACCTCGAAGCTGTAACTGATGCTCTCGATGTCCGTGTTGGCGCAGTCGAGACTGGCAAGGCCGCGCTTGTGCATAGCCATGCTGTCGGCGATGTAACCGGATTGCAGGACGCGCTTGACGGCAAGGTCAGCACGAACGACGCGCGCCAGCTTGACTTCACCGGCGCTGACGTGCGGATTGCCGACGGAACGGCGACAAATCATCCGGTAACCAAGTCGCAGCTTGACGCGCACTCCGGCTCAACCAACGCAAGCGGCATCAATGTCGCGTTCACCCCTACAAACTACACACCGGACGGCGCGGATGTGGAGGGACATCTGATCGGGATTGACGCTGTTGTTTCGAGCGGCAGCGGCTTCCCATTGACGAACCACGGTGACTTAGCCGGATTTAGCTTAACTAATGGCTGGGTGGTGCAATCGGCAACCGGCACCTATGACTATCTTGATATTGGCATTCAGTTGCGGATGACTAACAGCGAGAGCGCGGGCGAGCTTGAGGTTGTAGACGTGATGGTAGATGCCGACATTGATGATCTGTATTATGTGCGAAGAAACGGGGCTTGGGCTGACATTGATCTTCTGGGGTTGCGGGGAGCGACAAACGCGCATTACTTGCGGCTCAATGCTTTGGAAGTATCCTCGAACGCGATGAACATTCGTGTCGGAACGCTTGAAGGCTCGACAAACGCGATCAACTCGCGGGTCAATGCTTTGGAGTCAACCTACCAGGCATTCACGGCAACGATCACGCCGGACAAAGGCGGAACATGCACAATAACATACGCAGACGGCGCGCTTGTAAAGATTGACAATCCGGCCACGAACGCGATCACGATCACAATCCCGACAAACGGCTATCCAGTCGGCGGCGTGAACCGGATTGGGTTGGAGCTTTATTTCACCGGATCGGTATCGCTCCTGACGGCAACGATAACGAACAGCGGGGGTGTAACAATATCGGCAACGGCAACAAATAGCCTATTTTTCCGGCGCACGGCGGATGCGCCGCTATGGGATGTGAGGAAATAATTATGAAAACATTACTTGCAATATTGATGGTGGTGGCGGCTTGCGCGGTGGCACAGGACGCGAAGATCATACCGGTTGACGCATGGCCGAAGAAGATCACGACGGCGGATAGGGTTATATTCAACCCAACGACGGAGCAATGCGTAAAGGCCGGTTACAGGCTCATTCCGGCCAAGCCGGCCACGCCGGATGGCAAGCAGATCAAAAGCGCGGAGTTGGTGCAAGACGACAAGAAGGCCGATGCTGTCAAGTGGGTGATTGTCTATGAGGATATTCCTGCGCCAGTTGTGCCTGTGCCTGAAGTGCTGACCAATGTTTCGGCGGACAAAGTGGAGTTCGTATTCACGATGGCCGGCGCGTTTCGCGGCGTGAAATGGGTTGACGCTCCCAAAACCAACGAGGTTCCAGAATGAGACGGGTTGCAGTCATGGCTATTTGCGGATTGGCGTTGCTGGCCTGTGCGTGGCGCGGCGCGTTTGACGATTCGTATTTTGCAGGGAAGGCAACCGGCAGCGGCGGCTACGTGACCAACTACACGCTTAACGGAACGAACTGGACTGCGCACATTTTCACGAACGTAGGCACGACAAATTTTATCGTTTCTGGCGGCTCGCTGAATTGCGAGGTGCTGGTGGTGGCAGGCGGTGGTGGCGGTGGTGGCAGCGCAAGTAACGTGGAAAAAGGTGGTGGTGGCGGTGGTGCAGGAGGAGTAATATTGACGAATCAGATTTTGGCAACAGGAACATATTCCATTGTCGTTGGCGCAGGTGGCGCTGGCGGGATACACGTTAATACCGCTGCTTCCAAAGGATCTAATGGGGCTAACACTGTTTTTGGGTACTTGTTTACCGCAATAGGCGGTGGGGCTGGCGGGGGCGGATGGTGTGATTGCGGTTTCCCAAGTCATACTGGTAATAATGGTGGTTCTGGTGGCGGCGGCACTAAATATACAACCCAATCATCTGGAACTGAAGGGCAAGGGAATTGTGGTGGAGTTCCGGCTGGAAACACCGAGGGAGGAGGCGGTGGTGGCGGGAAAAATAGCGCTGGGAGTGGAGGCGTAAGCCATAATGGTGGTTCCGGTGGTGGCGGCATAGACTGTTCTATTAGTGGAGAAAGCGCAGTTTTTGGCGGCGGAGGCGGAGGCGGAGCTCCTGGTGCAGGTGGATATACCGGAGGCGCTGCCACGCATGGTGGTGGTTCAGGCGCAAGTAACGGTTCAGGAGCTGGCACGCCAGGAACTGCCAATAGCGGCGGTGGCGGCGGTGGAGGCAGTAATGGTGGCGGCGGCGCCGGCGGTTCCGGGATAGTGATTGTGAGGTATCAATGAACGCCATCCGCAACATATTTAGCTCAATCGCGCTGGCCGGTGCGGCAATCGGCGTTTGCGAGATGTTGAGAGGGGATTACAGGCAATGACAAAACCCAAGACATTCTTGACGGTTCTTTTCGCGCTACTCCTTGCGGCGCGGGTGCTTGCGCTGGACATTTATGTTGCCACAAACGGCACGGGCAGCGGTACGTCTTGGGCGGACGCGACGAATAGTTTGGCGGGGGCGGTGGCTGGCATACCAGCGGAAAGCGGCGCGGTTACGGTGTGGTTATCAAACGGGACACATGATGTTGTCGGAACAATAGGAGCACCAACATTAGAATCCGAAAACACGTTAATTGTTAGAGGTAAAACAGGCGCGGCGGGTGATGTCGTTGTTTATGGGGATGGCGCGAATGTTGTTTTTAAATATGATCCATACACTCAAGGCTATCCAATCACGATTTCAGATATCACCATTACCGGTGGTGGTGCCGGTGGTGTTGATTATTGTTGGTTGAGTAATTGTGTGGTCGCGGGAAATACCGGAGTGGTGTTCGGTGGGATTAAAAATTGCATAGGTCAAAGATGTATTATATCAAATAATATATCTGATGGTGTTGGTGGAGTATACGCAGAATACGGACATACATTATATGATAGTATCGTAATAAATAATAAAGGCGGATCTATCGGTGGCGTGCATGGTACTGAATTACGCCACTGCATAGTAAAAGGAAATACCGGAAACACAGTTGGTGGGATTGAGTTTGGTGGTTATGTTATTTCATGCCTTATCGTAGACAATTTGGCAACAAATGAAAATGGATTTGGCGGGGTTTATTTTACGGCATGTCAAAACAGCACGATTGCAAACAACACGGGAACAGTCGGAGGAGCCGGTGGTGATCAATGGTTTTATAATTGTATCTCATTTGAAAATATAGGTGAGCAAGACGGGGAGATCGTGAGGACAGTATCGAGTTACTCCTGCGGCTCCGGCTACACCGGCACGGGCAGCATCACCTCCGACCCGCTTTTTGTCGGCAGCGGCGACTACCGCCTGCAAGCCGGTTCACCCTGCATCAATGCTGGCACAAACTCGACGTGGACGACCCTGACCGACACCGACCTTGACGGCAACAAACGACGCTGGCCTGCAAACGGGCAGACGGACATGGGCGCGTATGAGTTCGGCTCTGGCACGGTCTATCGGAAAAAAGTATTCTTTATGAAAACTGAATGAGAAAGGCGGGGCAGCGTAATGGAAAATGGAATCGGACAAAAAAACGACAAATGGGCTTTGTGGCTTGTGAACCTGCTTGTGCTGACATTCCTTGCGCTCCTGACGTGGAATGCGAACCGGCTATGCGCTGACGTGGATGTGCATACAGTGGATATTAGCAAGCTGAAACAGGAGTCGGTGCGCTGGCAGATTATGAGCGAAGACGTGCGCGAGATCAAGATGGACTTAAAACGGCTGCTTCAAAAGCCTTAAAACAAAACAAGATGACCGAGGCACTAACATGGGGCGTATTTTTTACAGCGATTTCTGTTTGTCTGGCCAGTGTATTTTCAGGGAATACACCGAAGCCGTCCTGACAGCGCGGCTTGTGTCAGATGAAAAAGACAAACGCAATGCCGAACGGCGCGCAAACGAGTTGCTTGCGGAAGTCATGCGGCTCTTAGACGAGGATGGGTTAATGCGATGACAAAATTCAGCGAAATAGCGCAGCCTGGAATGATCCTGAACATGTCAACAGGCACAATGCTTGGCAGCCTGATTCGCGCTGCGCTTGGCAAGGCGTTTATCGAGATCAACGGCGGAGTCGGCGACAAGAAGGATTGCCCGAACCATGACGCGATTGTTGTCGAGTATGGCGGCAGGCTGTTTGTCGGCGATGCCGTGTGGCCGCGCTGCGAATTGACGCCAATTGCCAAATACGATCAATGGCTCAAAAGCGGTGAGGTTTATAATTTGCGCGTATTGCGCGTCAGACGGGCGACAACGGCACAGCACGAAGCAGCGGCGCAATGGTGGCTTGGAAACGTCAACGGCAAGTCTTATGACGCATACGCCTTTCCGCGCCTGCTTTGGAAGGCTACTGTCGGCGATTGGTTGCCGTGCGCGGCGGGTATGGAATGGGCTTGGTATTGCAGTGAAGGAGTCAAAGGAGCGTTCGATAATGCTGGAATTGAAGTATACAACAAGAACAATCCGACGCCGCTGACGACTTACAAAAGGATGTTGAGTGGCGAGTTGGATTATGTGGCGAAACTATAAAGGAGCAAAATGTTCACAAACACAAAAGCGGTTGGCAGCAGCAATATTGTTTTACGGTCAAGCCTGTTCTGGAAGGACGGCGATAAGATCGGTTCGACATGGGGTTATTTGTCGCGCCAATACACGCCTGCTTACAACGCCAAGATGATGAAGAAGATGCAGGAATACGGTTGCAACACCATGACGTTTATCGTTTATCATGCAGGTGATCCGGCTTGCGTATGCAATCCGTTTGTGGGGTTTCCGAATGCCAAGCAGGTAATGGAAGGAAAGAACCAGGTTGATATGCAAGAGATCGAACGCTGGCTCGCATTACTCGAACCAGGCAAAGACCCGAACGTGTTTCTGATTCCAACGATTTATTGCGGTGATGATTGGGCGACAACGCAAAACGAAGAATTCCATAAGTGGTTTTTGCCTGGCGTTGTTGACTTCTTCCGGCCATACGCCAAGGGATTTATGATCGCAACGGAGGCCAGCAAGAGCATGAATGTCCGGCTGCAGGAGCGAGTCATTACGACAATGAAAACGGCGATGGGCTTCCGGCAAGTTCCGGTTGGAGTTCACAATCAAGGCGCGAAGATCGCTGGCAATGCTGACTTCTTGGCCTACGAGTTTTCGTGGCATCCGCAGGACGGCGACAATTACACCCCGCAACAGGTGGTGGATGAACTGAAAGGCGTTCTGCGCGACTATCCGAATTACATTTGGCCGCAAGAGATCAATATGAATGTGGAGAGCAAGCGAGCGCGGGAACAGGTCAGGGCGATTGCCGAACTGGCAAAAAGCGAGCCGCGCATTGTCGGGCTGCCGGGGCCGATATGATGTGTATATTTTGCATTCTATTGCTTCTGGCTCTTAAGTCAGAACTGAATGATTGGACATTAAAACATTAAGGAAAGCAACCGAACATGGCGCCAATTCATACAAACGTATCCATTCCGACACTTTGCGTTCATTCGCCTTTGGACAGCAACGCGAAATTGAATTATACTTATCGCAACAAATTAACAAATGGTTCTTTCGATATTTGGCAGCGTTCTATTAATTCCGATTTATCCGTTGCCGCTTATGTGGCAGACAGGTGGCTGGTTGATTTGATAGGGAATGTTTCGCGTCAGCAGTTTGTCGGCGGTGAATCAGAATTGATGGATAACGCGCGGTTCTATCTGAAAACCGTTCCGGCAGGATCTACGCCTGCATCCATCGAACAGCGAATTGAAGGTGTCCGGACATTAGCCGGCAAACAGGCGACGCTAACATTCTGGGCGAAATGCGGAATACCGGATAGCGAAATGGTCTTGACTATAACGCAGTGTTTCGGAACGACGGATGATGTTTCCGTTCAAGCTGACGTTTCCGAAAGCATAGGCACAGCCGAATTGTTGACCGTCTGGCGAAAGCATACGTTCAGCTTTGAAGTTCCGAGTATTGCTTCCAAGACGATTGGGCAAGACGGCAACGATTATTTAAAGATCAGGTTCGCTTTGCCGGTTGATGATATTTCCCTTTGCAACGTGCAACTTGAAGAAGGCGCGCTGGCGACTGACTTCGAGCAACGCCCGGTTGACGAAGAATTGCGGCTATGCAAACGCTTTTACGAGCAGATCAATGTCAATCAAGATCAATACGTTTTGAATGGAATAGGGTTAAGCGGCACACAAGCCGTATTTATTATTCCTTACCAAACCAAACGCAGTGTTCCTGTTATAACTATTCCAGATTCAGATGTGCGCTTATTCGATATTTCTGAAGTTCCGATTTGGTCAATGGGCGAAAGCAATGATTCCATTGGAAATTGTTTTGCAACCGTCGAGTCCGGCATTGTGCAGGGCAGCATTGTTTGTGCTTATGGATATACTGATTCAGCAATAACGATTGACGCGGAGTTGTAAAATGGCTTATGTCTTTGATGGAATAGAAAGCGTGATTGACGGCATGAACTCTGCCGTTGCTCCGTCTCTTATTCAGCGGACAGAAATAGCGCGTGGCGTTAATCTTGATTTGCGCAATGGCGTTCCGCGCACACGCAGGGCATTTACAACCTTACAGATGGATGGCGATCCAGCCGTCCTATCGTTCGTTCATTCCGGTAAATGGCAAGGGGGCGCCATCTATCGCTGGGCAGGCAAGGACTATATTGTTTTTGGTATTTTCGGGCGGATATTCATGCTTGATGTTGAGCGTTGCTATGTTGATGAAATCACGCCGGACGGAGTGAGATTAAGCGCAGTTGTTGACAGGCTTTATTTCTGTCAAGCAAACGAATATATGGTTATCCAGGACGGATATAATAGGCCGATAATTGTCTTTGGCCGTTCAGCGCGTGTTTCGGCCTGTGGCGATGATCCTGAAAAGCCGGAGGTTATGGTTGGAACAATTATGGTTTTCGGACAAGGCCGACTATTTGTGGTTGTTGACCGCAAGTATTTTATGGCAGGCGATATTTACTTGCCCTGGGAACCGGAGCGCGTCTTGCAATTTACGGAAACGCAGTATCTTTCAGGCGGCGGCGCATTTGGCCTGCCGGCATGGATGGGGAACATTACAGGGATGATGTTTCAGCCAAACGTAGTCAGCGGAACAGGGCTTGGCGCATTGGTGGTATTTGCGCAAAAAGGCGTAGCATCATTTGGAGTTCAAGCAGCGCGTTCAACATGGAACAGCACGGACATTGCCAGAGTGCTTTATCAGGACGGAGGCGGCACAGGACAGGATTCTTTGCTTTCGGTTGGCAACGACATTTTCTATCTTGGCACAGACGGGTTGCGCAGCCTTAAAATGACGGCAAGTGAATTGCAGGGCAGTGGCGCATTATTGCGCAGCTTACCGCTTTCGAGGAAAGTTCAATCGCTGGTTGATGATGAAACGGCTTGGGCTTATCAGTTTGCGTCCGGCGCGGTGCATGACAATAAAATGTATTTGACTGCAATCGCCCGGATGCGGAAAGTTCTTAATCCGTTTGGAGTCGAGGTGGACGATTTTTATTTTGATGGCTTGATGACGATTGATTTGATTGGGCATACAAATAACCCAATGGTTTATGAAGGCATTACGACCGGCTTCAACTTCCTGCAAGTTTTCGAGGTTGAACGCTTTGGAAACAAGCATCTAATTTCTTTTATTGTGGATAAGGAAAACGAAATAAACCTCTGTGTACGTGGAGGGAACGAACTTGACAATTACATTTCACGTCAGCAATGCAAGCTTTATACTCCGGCCTTTTCTTTTCAAACGGCGACATTGATTCAGAAGCGTTTTGTTTATGCGGAAGTATGGTTGTCGGAGTTGACCGGAATTGTTGATATGGAATTATTGTTCCGGCAAGAAGGCTATCCGCTTTGGATGAAATCAGGCGCAGCGCGCTTTGTTTCCAAGAACGATTTGTTTGGCAATACTTTAAGTCAGATACGCCAAAAAATACGGATTACAGATGAAGCGAACGGGCTTTCATCCGAAGAAAGCGAATTGAGGAATGCGCTTGTTGGCGCGCGCATTCAGTTTTGCCTTACATGGAGCGGCACATGCCAAATAGAGCGAATCGTTTTCGTTTCCGAATCACAACCGGAAGAAATAAGAACTTACGAGAACGATGATAACAAAAATGAGTTGACAGGGCTTGAGGTTATTGATTATATTTATAAGGCATAAGGAGATACGTCATGCTTAATTTTACCATTTCAGCCATAACGCCGCCAAAGGGATTACCTCATGCCGATAGGCGAACAGAAATCCTTGAATTGCCATCATACTTGCGCGTTCAGAGCGCAGCCGGCGAGGAAGCGTTAAAGCTTGTGCATGTCGGTGCAAGCGCGCCGGGCCCGGAGGCAATTGATAATGTTTGGCTGAAAACAGACGAGACCGGCAGAGCGCATGGCTTTTATATCTTCGATTCGACTTTGGGGATTTGGCTGTTAATGGCTGGTCCAGGTGTTGTATCGGGAACAAGCGCGCCGACAGACATTAATGTTCTTTGGCTCAAGACAGATTCAGAGGATGCGATATTGACAGTTGGCGGGTCAACGGCGGTAACGGCGCCGCAGGGTATTTACAAATGCGTAGGCGGTACGCTTTGGACATGCTTTACTACAACGGCGGCAGAAGCCAAGCAGGTCATCGTTCAAGCAACAGCGCCGACAGGTGCGAATGATGTAATATGGGTAAAGACGGCATCAGAAAAAGGGGTGTGGTATTGGACTGGTTCAGCATGGGTAAATGCTGCTGCGCCTGGCACAGTATCGCCGGGTGTCGGCGCGAATTATATTCAAACAAGCTCGACCCAGCCAAGCTCTTCGGTGCGTAATTATGTGCTTTGGGCAAAGACAGGCAATCCGCCAAACGGTCTGTTTTATCCTGACTCGACAAACAGTTGGTGGCAATCAATAAGCCCAATATCAATAAGCACGTTATATCCGGCTTCAGGCACAGTAGCAATAAATCCAGGAGTTATAACCGATCCTGTTTTGCAAAACATTGCCTATACGGCATTATGCCCTACGCTTGGAACGGCGGTGTTTTCGGCGGCGCCAATGATTACCGCAATGTTAAGCGCAGACGATGGTTATGCTTATTTGCTGAATTGGTATATTACATCGAGGGCAGAAAGCTTTGACCTTGCTTTATATAACGGAACTCCAGGAAGCAGGAACATTCAGTTTCGGATGAGCGCGGTTGGAAACATGAGGATTCCATTTACATGAGAATAACACTCGGACAGGCAAGGCAGTTTTTGGCTCCATTTGTTGGGGCTGGGCTTGCGTCAAATAACCCGAAAGTTGTTGACGCGATTAACGAAGCGATCATGCGATTACTTCCGAAGATCAACGCTTCCGGAACAATGGCGCGATTCAGGTTTTACATCAACAACGGCACAATCACCATGCCGCGCGAGGTGCATTCTATCGTTAAGGTTTGTGTTGATGATCTGCCGGTCAACATATTTAACCGCTGGTATGAGTTTCTCAATTTTGGGCCAGGCGGTATGGACGGCAACCAGTCAAGTTCCAACGATCTGATTGACTTAGGCGATGGTTTTTGCACACACAGCGACATTCATACTGCGCGCCATATCCTTGTTGTTGGTGGCGCAGAAGAGCAAGACGCTAAAATATTGATTATCGGGTTGGACGAAAACGGCGAGGAAGTGCGGACAGGCGGCGAGCCGGGCGAGGAAGTATTGATCAAGAAGAACATGCCGCATTACAGCAAGCGTAAGTTTTCGGCAATAACAAATGTAATCAAGCCGAAGACGAACGGCTATGTCTATCTATCGGCTTATGACCCGGATCCGATAGCGCGTTTTGATTTGGCGACATACCATCCGGACGAAACGAATCCCATGTATCGCCGGTATAGAGTAACGGCGGTATGTCAGTGCAAGCAAGCGTTGACGAACTGTGCGCTTTGTTCGTTCAAGGACAACTGCCGCGCATATACGAATTGTGCATTTACCGGCACAAGCTCAACGCCGCCATACACGGCGACGGCATTGGTTAAGCTGCGTTACATTCCATTGTCGTATGACACCGACCCGTTGTTGATCCAGAATTTACCGGCAATCAAGATGATGTTGCAGGCGATCCGCAGATTGGATGCGGGCGAGTTTGCTATTGGCAAGGCATTTGAAACATCGGCTGTTCAAGCGTTAAGCGAGCAAGTGGAAGATGAAGAGCCGCAAAGCAATCAAATCCAGTTTGAAATCAACATGCCAGGCCAAAACGTCTGTAATATAATTTAGGAGGTCTTTATGTTTTCTGGCGCATATTTCGTGTATCAGGCTGTTAAGGATGCGTTTTCCGGCGGTGGCGGAGACGACGACAGCGGTAGTGATCAAACAAAATCAGACCCAAACCAAGCCTATATTGACGCATTGATGGGGCTTGGCGGTGCTGCTGCTGTTGACTATAACGCCATGTATGAGGCAATGGCGAATATGTATGCCAAGATGTCGGCCATGAACGAAGAGAAGTTCAAGAAGTATTGGCCGGAATCAATTACGCAGGGCATAGCCGCAGGACAAGCGTTCGACGCTGCCGGGCGCGAACAGGCCGTTGCATCAACGGTTGCCAATCTTGGGTTAGCAGATATAAGCAACGCATGGCTGGCAAACATGACGAGTTACGGCAACATCTACATGCGCTCAGAAGCCGGCAAGATGAACCAGTGGATGATGGGGCAAGTTGCCGATGTAAACGCTTTTAATAGCGAACAGTTTTATCAGGCGATGGACGCGGCCATGCCTGGCATCCGCGATACGGCGGCGGCCTACAAAGAGACTGTTGATCAGATGCTTACAGGTGAATTGCCAGATGCAGTTAAATCCGAAATAGCGCAAGCAGCGGCAGAACGTGGATTGTCTTCTGGTATTTATGGACCCGCCTATGACAATGCACAGTTGCGCGATCTTGGTATAGAGCGGTTGCAGTATTTACAGGCAGGCCAAGCGCAAGTTCCAGCATTGACCGGAGTAATGCAGGCATTGACGGCGCCAGTGGCAACACCAAACATTTATCAAAACGTGATGATGACGCCAACGCCATATACCCCGCAGCCGACTTATACGACGCCATCGAATGTTGCAGGCATTTCGCAGAATTATCTGGCAGCAATCACTGGACAGACAATGATGCAGCCGGCAGCGGGAATGCAGGCAGTTGGCAATATGGCGCAAATCCAGTCGCAAACGAACATTGCCAACACGCAGTTGCAATACGCTCAAGCAATGAGTATGTTGAATTACGGAGTCCAGCAGCAGAATCTGGCATGGAACCAAAGCATGTTTAACCAGCAGATGCAACAAGCGCAGGAACAGCGGTATTGGGATTTAGCAGGAACACTTATCGGCGCAGGCGCACAGCTTGGTGGCGCAAGCATGATGAGCGGCGGCGGAGGTAGAGCCGGTGGTGGTAGCATGTTTGGTTCCTGGTATTGATTAAGGAGTATAAAAAAATGGCATTTCCCATATTTCAAGTTCAAGAGCAGCGGCATTACCCTGACCCACGTTCGATGGTGGTTAATTGGGCGGCGGCTGGCGACAAGATATTAAAAGGTGCAGTTGAAGGCATAGAGCTTGGCATGAAAGTCAAGCAAAGCCGCGAGAACTCCGCATTAAACGCCATGAACATTCAGCGTTCGCAAGTCGCTATTAACGCAACGCTTCAGGAGATGCGGTTAAACGAGAAGCGCACAGAACAGACGTTGCGGCTTGACGCAATCGAGCAAAGGAACAGAGAGCTTGATTACGCCAGAAAGACAAGCGCAGACGCACAAAGAACTTATGATTTCAACGCCGCAATACAGGCGGCGCAAGCAGAGCGAACATTCGGAGCAATGCAAGCGTTAGTTGAACATGAAAGTTCTCTTTCTGATTTGATGGTCAACAGAGGAAAACTGTTGGCAGAGTTAGACGCCACGTCTGATTTCTCTTCAAAACGTGCGATTATAGATGAATACAAAAGAGAAGCATCAGAATTTGAAATAGCAACCGGCAGATCGCTTCTTGAGTTGGCGTCTGCTTTGCCGCCAAACGATCAGAGAGCACAATTGATAGCCGGGTTACAGCCGGCGGTATTAGAGACAGCATTCCAGAATACGATGGTTGCAGTCGAGATGCCCAGAACAATTGTGAGCGACCCGATGTTGTCAGGCGATGACAGCGGTATGGCTGACATTGCGATGGCGCTGGGTAAAGGTGGATTAACGAAGACGGATACGACAATAAAGTTGATGCCATTAAACCAGGCTGTCCAGATATGGAAGGCAGGATCAAGCCTCAATACACTCCGCGAATTATACGACACGGCGGTTGACAAGAAGGCGTTTGAGAAGTGGGCGGCGAAGGAAGGCTTGAGCAAACGAATCGTAGCCGCGCCAATGGGGAAAACGGAAGTTCCGGTAACAGAAAAACCGGCTGTTCCTGAAACGGTGAAGGTTACTACGCCGGACGGCAAGACACGCGATATAGTTAATCCATACCCCAAGACGCAAGCCTTTACGGATGCCGTCAAAAGTGAATACGACGTAATAACCAGCAAGAGTCCGTTTTTTTTGGAGCGCATAAAAATATCGAGAGAGCCGACTATGGTTGGTCTGGGAGGCACCGGAGCAGTGGCTGGATATTTGAGAGCAAGAGAAAAAGTGCAGATTGAAGAAAACCCCGAAATACAAGCGCGGGAGATTGACTATTATGAACGAGCCGTTACCGATACGCGCAAGAAAATCAACGAGCTTAAAGGCTCTGACATCAAAACATTAAACCGCAAACTTGAGCTGAACAGCGTCTTGCAGAAGCTCGAAGAGCAATTAAAATCGCTGCGCCAGAAGTATATGCCGGAGGGATCGCAAGAAACTCCGGCTACGCAGTCAACCCCATTGACCACGGAGGCTGTATCAGAAGCCGATCTACCGGTATTGACGTTTGAAGAAGCCAAGTTGCAACCATCTGGCACAAGATTTAAAACCGCTGACGGAAGATTTTTTAAGGTTCCGTAATGACAGACCAGTTCATAGAAGCAGGGTTTATTCCAATTAAACCCACAGACCCAGACCCCTTCATAGAAGCAGGGTTTATTCCAATTCAACCAACTCAACCTACTCAACCTGCATCCCCCTACGCAGAGCGCACAGCGCGCGCCGTTGCGAAGAAGCCCGAAGTGCCAGGCACGTTTCTTGGCGACATAGGGCTGGCGGCAAAGGCAATCGGAACAGGCGTCTATTCGGCGGCTTTCGACGTGTTTCCGAAGATCATGGCAGAAGCGATACGCGGCGGTGATATAACCGTTAATGACGCCAATACAACGCTTGACCGCTGGATCAAGGAACAGAAGAAAGACCTTGAACGCTGGGATATGCCGGAGCATGAAAAGAATCGTAAGCTGTTCGGTATTCTGAAAGCGCAGGATTTACAGTCCGGCTTGCAGAATCTTGGCTATTCGGCGGCAATTGGCGTTGCCGGTATGATTCCGGGCGCGAAGATTGGGGCTGCGATTGGTGGAGCATTAGGCTCTCCGACCGGCCCAGGCGCAGCAGCAACGGCGGGAATAGGAGCAATAATCGGCGGAGCAATCGGAGCAGCCGCGACGACCGCGCCAGTCGCCTACAGAGCGACGAAAGACCAGTTCCTTGCCGATATGCTCGATAGGGCGCTTGCGTTGAATCCTGGCTTGACAGAAGAGGAATGGAAAGGCATGCGCGAGGCGTTAGAGAAAGATGCGCAGGCTTATGCGTTCTGGGAGGCGGCGCCGGAAACTGTCGGGAACATGCTGTCGGCGGCATTGATTAAAACGCCTGTTGGCACATATATCAAACGAATACCAAATATCAAAAATGCGATTGGCCGCGTATTGGCAAAAGCCGGAGTTAAGATAGGACTTGATATTCCGGTTGAAGTTGGAACGGAAACGATTACTGGAATTAAGCAAGCAACGATAGAAACTAAAGTTGGGTTGCGCGAAGAAGATCCAACAGCAGCAGAAACATTTTGGGAAGTATTGCCGCCAACACTGGTTACGACAATTGCCGGTATGGGCATGGGCAGCGCGGCAGACAGCGTTTCTTCTATTCGGCAGGAGCGCAGCTTTTATAATCGCTTACAAAAAGCTGGTTACGCAAAAGATACAATCAAACAAATTGTAAGAAAAATTGGGTTTGATGATAGCGCGGTTTATTTAGCCGAGACCCACCAAGACATTTTAAAGCAGGCATTACAGGCCGATGTTCCGCCTTCGGTGATGGGTGATATGCGGGATTCACTGACGCCCGGCTTGGTTTTGAATACATATAATCAGGCCAGCGAGAACGGGAAGAACGAATCGGCGGGGATCCGTGCGGTTGAGGAACTCACAGGAAGCAAGCAGTATCGGTTTTTGCAAGCGCAATTGCGTGATGCAATGCTGACGAAACGCGAACAGCCGGCGGCAGAACCAGCAGCAGAGCCAGAGCCAACGCCAGCAGTTGAGCCGGAGACTGCACCGGCTGTCGAGACTGTTGTTGAACCGGCTATCGAGCCGACACCAACGCCAGAACCGCGCCTTGTTAATGTTCCAGCAATACAAGTTGCTGATGAAGATATTGCCTTGCGTCCAAAATTGATGCAATTCAAGGAGATTGAAGAACCACTTACAGGAACAACGGCGCAGCATAAAGAGACTATCGGCGGCGAATGGGATGATATAAAAGCCGGCACGTTGTTGTTATGGGAGCCGATCAATCCGAAGGAACATGACCTTGCGCCTGGACAAAAGTATATTGTTGCCGATGGACATGGCCGCGTTAATTGGGCGCGCAAACAGGAAGTTAAGCCGCAAGGTTTTAACGCGCAGATTTTAAGGGAAGCAGACGGATTTACAGCCGTGGAAGCAAGAATAATGGCCGCAGTAAAAAACATAGCAGATGGGAAAGGGACAATCTATGATCAAGTCAAAGTCTTACGAAACATCGCAGGAACACGAGGAAAGACTGAAGCGGATGTTTTCGCCAACAGAGAAGGAATCAGGGGGCGCAACGCCGCGATCATTGCTTTCGATTCCGGTAACTCTTTGCACGACGCCTTTATCAACGAACAAGTCAAGCCAGAAACAGCAGCCTTAATTGCGAAGACTGCGCCGGACAATGACGCTTTGCAACGACTTGGATTACGGTTTGCGCTGGATCGTCAAAAAGACGCGGTAATCGAAGCGAGTATGAACGCGGCGCAAAAAGCATCTGAAGCAGGGCGAATACCGACAGCAAAGCAAACCGATATGTTTGCGGATACGAGCTTGGATGAAGAGTGGAAACGACAAGGTAAAATCATAGCGGCAGAAAAGACCAAACTGAAAGAGCGGTTGCTTGGGCGTAAGGCGATATTAAAACGTTACGAGGAAACAACGGCAACGGGCAGCGTATTGGCTGATAAAAAGCGCGTAGCGGATGAAGTGGCGAAAATAGAAAGCGAGCTTGCGCGGTGGGAAGAATGGCAGTTGCATGACGATCTGTCTGCCATTGTCAATCCAAAAGAGATAACCGATATTGTAAAGACAGAAGTTAAGCCTACGCCTGTGCCGGCGCCTACTCCCCCGCCGACACCAACGCCCACGCCAGCCGCGAAGCCGGTGGCAAGGACAGCAGAGCTTACTCCTCGGCAATATGAAGAGCGTATAGCCAAAATAGAAACTGAAATAATGAAGCGTGGAAAACCGCTTGAATTATTGGCTATTCAGAACGAAGCAAGCAACAGGGGATTGTCAGATCAAGAATACTTATCGTTATTGGAGAAATGGTGGAATAAACAACAGAAACCAGAACAGCCCCCCGCCCCCGCGCCAGAAACAAAAACATCGTCAACCCAGCCCGAACAAATTACGCCTCCACCCCCTTCAACCATAACGCAAACAAGAGAAGCCGAACAGGCTATTAGCGAAACGGAAGCGCGGGTGGGGGCACCTTCTCCGCAAGTCGAACAACTCATCAATGATAACCTGCAACGCGCAAGCGATATGTCCAGGCGGTTTAATATCCCGAACCTTACTGACGAAGACAAGTTCAGTATTGCGCGCGCCGCGCTTGTCGAAGCTGCCAACAACTTCGACCCATCAAAAGGCCGGTTTGATCTCTGGGCGTCCAACGCCATTCGTAACGCGCTTATTGACGCATATCGGAAACAGATTAAAGAGTCAGATGTAATAAGCCTGCAAGGTGAAATAAGCGGTCAATCCGAAAAAACATTACAGGACATTATTCCTGACTGGAACGAAAAGACGCCAGAAGCCCAAGCGCAAGAACGCGACTTGCTTGACAATATGCACGCTGTTATCTCCGGACTTGACGCGAACGACATGGAGGTTGTCGGCGCCATCCAGAACAATGAACCACTCCGGACGCTTGCCGAAAAACGCGGCATTTCTATTACCGAAATGTTCAGGCAGAAGCAAGCAGCTCTCGAACGTGTCAGAACGGCATTGGAAGCCAAAGGCATAGACCGGCAAGCGATAAACAAACTCTTTACTCAGCGTTCTCCGCAAATCTCAATGTCTCAAGCGAACACATCTGCAACGCCGGTTACGCCTACCGTAAAGGTAGAACAAGCGCAGAGGCGTATTGATAACTGGATAAGCAAGCAGGCCAATATGCCGGGCGTAATTGTCGTGCAGAAGGTTGAAGATGCCGCGCAATTCGGACTATCCGAATCGTCAATGTCGTTGCTGCGCAATTCTAATCCACGCGGTTTCTTCTGGGAGAGCGGCAACCAGGTTGTCGTAATTGCCGATGGGTTACGTTCTGTTGACGACGCGCTTGAAGTTGTCTTGCATGAAGCGATAGGGCATTATGGAGTTGGGCAGGTGCTTGGTAAAGACTTCGACAGCGCCATGCTCAAGTTGAGCAATGAAATATCCGACGCTGATTTGATGAAAGTGGCGGCGGATTATTACAATGCTTTACCGGATCAGGGCTTGGATAATCCGCTCGATTCAGAGGCAAACCGGATTTACTTGGCGTCCGAATATGTGGCGATAAACGCGCAGAACCAGCCGACGTTATGGCAGAAGTTTGTTGAATTGGTCAGAAAAGCTCTTGGCAAGATCATGCCGACAACGTATGTCAACGCGCTTGTGAAGCGTGGTGGCGTTGAATCAATCGTTCAGGCGAGCCGGAATTATGTGCGCGGCAGCGAGTATGGCGGCATAGAGAACTACTTGAGCCGCATGGAGCAGCCGGATATTCGCATGAGCGTTGCTCAGCCTTCATTATTCGGCGAGGAAAAAGGTAAAAGCTCGTTACGCCTTGACCTTGAGGCTATTGCCGCATTGCCGGTTGGAACAGTGCAAGCGGGTGTTGGCCGACAGGCACAGGCTGAACGTTCCTTATTACAGTTTGAAAGCATCAATAAAGCCAAAGAACTGTTGACACGGCTTGACAAAAACGAAATCGCCGAAAGTGAAGCCGGTCAACAATGGGCTGACCACATGTCAGAATCCATGAAACAGCAGGCGCGCATAGCCAGACGTGAAGCGCGCGCCGGCGAAGCATTAGGCAAACGCCAAGCGGAATTGTTCGGTGAGCCACAGGCGCAAGAAACTTTGCGGCTATCCGTTTCACCGCCACGCGCTAATCCTGTAACTGACGAGCCGACCCGTTCTCTTTACCGTGAGATGGAACGGGATTATAAACCCGGACATGTCGGCAAAACGGAAATGCAAGCGAGGGCGCAAAGCCAGATTGACAATGAATTGCAGCATAAGAACATGGCTACATTACTTGCCGAGACAAGCGTAAAAGGTTTTACAACCGAGCCGGAAGCGACGTTGCGCGCCCAGATTTTGCTTAATACTCCTGAATTTGCAAGGTTGTTTAACGGCACACCTGACCAGATTGACACCGCAATCAGTCTTGTTACCCAGACATTGAATCAAGGCACACGCACGGCGCGTTCAATGGCGTATCGCGTTGACCAGATGGAAACGCCGATGCAACGGCAAGTGATGATATTAAAGCTGCTCGCTTCTCCGCCATCCAAGGTTTTCAAGAACTGGCATTCGATGACTCCGGAAGCACAGAAAGCGCATTTAGATCAGCACCGCGCCAGAATGAAACGGGCGATAGCCTTTTTGAAAACAAAGGGCATCCACGATATTACCAAAGTGCCGGAAGCGATCTTGAGCGATGACCAAAAACTGGCCGAAGTCATAAATGCAATCTCGCAGCAATTTGCTTCAACTGGCGACAAGGTTTATGAGTATTGGCGCAATTCGATTCTGTCAGGATTGCACACGAATGTCGTTAACGTAACCAGTAACTTTGGCATGTCAACCTGGGAGATGTTCGTTCAGCGTCCGGCAGAAGCGTTGTTGAACATGTTTGTCAAGAACCCTATGGCGCCGACCTTCGCTTCGCTTGCGGCTGCCTATAAACAGATTTTCCCAAACATACACAATGCTAACCTTGCTTTAATCAAATCATTCCAAACCGAGACCGGCATGTATTCGGCGATAGACACCAAAGGCGAAACGGCGATTGCCGGCAAAAAGGGACGTGTAATTCGCGCGCCACAACGGGCTTTGCTTTCGATAGATGAATGGTTCAAGACTATTCTTGTTAAGTCGTTGAGCTACGATTACGCCACGCGCATTGCTGACAAGAACAAATTGACCGGCATTGGCCGCGCTGCTTATATCGAATGGGCGGCAAATGATACGACCGGCGAAAGCGTTGTGCCGGAAGAAGCGATTAACGAAGCTGAACGCATATTGTTTCAAACCAAGCCCGGCGCTGTTGGCCGCGCAATTCTGTCAGCACGAAACGAAAAAGGAATGGTTGGCTGGGCGTTTAAGTATCTGTTCCCGTTCGTTACCACGCCGACAAACTTAATCAAAATCGGAATCAAGAAATCGCCGTTCGGATTGCTGAATGTCGGGCTTGAAGGCATTGCGGCATTACGCGGTAAGGATTCTCGATATGCCGGTGATTACGGGAAAGCTGCGTTGATAACCGATGTAGTCGAACAAGCGTTTGCATGGAGCTTGGCTGGACTTTTGTATTCATGGACTGCGCCAGGCGGCGACGATGACGAAGATTATTTGCCGCGCATTACCGGAACAGTTGCAGGAACACCAAACGAACGACGCTTCAAGATGCGGAATATACCAGCACATTCTATTCGTATAGGCGACCGCTGGTATTCGTATGCGCGCGCCGAGCCGTTGTCGAATGTATTAACATTGACGGTTGACGCGCTTACGTCCTTGCATGATGTCCGTGCCGGCAAAGGACTTGACGCCAATGATGCCAAGAAGTTTCTTTCGCTCATTAAGGACAAGACATACCTGCAAACGCTGGGCGACTTGATGCGCGGCATTGAAAATCCGGAAGACTGGACAAATCTGGCGCAGAACTTTTCATCGTCATGGATGCCGAATTTATTTAAGCAAGCCATGCGCGCAACTGACCCGATGCAACGTGATTATAGAGTGCGCGAAAAGGGACTGGCGTTTCTTGGAAAGAGTTTTATTGCGCGCGGCTTGCAGAAAGCCGTTCCACTTCCAATCGAAAGCATGCAGCCGATTGCGCGCATTGACCATTGGGGAAGACCGGTCAGCAAGGATGTGCAGTTCTTTGGATTACCGCAATCTGATATTGTTTGGAGGCTGGTTGTGCCGAGCACCGTTCAAAACATAACCAATATGACAAACATTGACCGCATGATTTTTAATTGGAACAGAGCGCAGACCGATGATGCGAAGCAATGGTGGCCGGGCAATGTCAGACCGAAGATAAAAATTCGTGGGCATGAATGGGAAATGAACGATGATCAGTTTGAGCAATATCAAATCATGCGCGGTCAAATGGCATTGGATATAGCGCAACGAATAAAATGGAATTTCAATAATCCGACAGCGCATCACATGAAAGTTTTGGAGAAGATATTTGAGCGATCAGGACGTGTGGCGAGATTGAAAGTTTTGCGAGACATTCTTGAAGAAAACCGTTTCGACCGCATAAACAAAGGGTGAAAATGAAATAAAAAATAATTTAAAAAAACGCTTGACAAGTTTTTGTGGTTTGTTAGATTAGACGCGAAAAGAAAAAATGGGAGTGGTGCCCATGAAAAAAACAAATCATAAAATACGGCCTATGCCATTGAGGGCAAAAACGCTTCTCCCTGTAGCGTCCTGCCTCACCACCTTAATGAGCATAGGCCGTTTTGCTTTCGGAGTAATATGTGCAAACATCATCCTGACAATGGCGGCAATTGCCGGTGGCACAAACTGCCAGGCAACTGCGGAGGGCTGGGCGACATGGTATTCGAGGGAGAGCTGCCGCAGGGAGGGAACAGGCGGCGAGAAAATCCTGATGGCGAACGGGAAACCGCTGGTGGACTCCAATATGACGTGTGCCATCTGGCGGACTCTGCCCGATGGCAGGGTGAAAAGGCCAGACTCGCGGCTCTTAAAAGTGACGCATCTCGAAACTGGCCGGTCAATAACGGTTCGCTGGACGGACAACGGGCCCGGCAAGAAACCGAGACGGGAGGGCGTGATCATTGACTTAACTCCGGCGGCGATGCGTGCGCTGGCCGGTGAGGACGGGATTAAACAAGGCAGGGTTAGAGTAAAAGCGGAGGAGGAAAAATGAAAGAACGATTGACAGCAAGTATGCAGACATGTTTCTTATCTTGTATGCGCAGGTATTATTATCGCTACGAGCTTTGCTTGCAGCACACCAGCGAAAGCGCAGCGTTACGGTTCGGGTCAGCATGGCACAAGGCTATGGAGTGCCGATGGAACAGAAAGACAGGAGAAGAGGCTTTGGCGGCGGCATTAGCCGAACGCCAAAACATTGATGAATTACAAGTCGCAATGCTGACTGGAATGCTGATTGGTTACTATCGCGCCTATGAAAACGACCCGATTGAAGAAATGATTGCCGAACAAGAGTTTGAGCTTTCCATAGCGCATAGCAGGTCTTTTGTTTCAGCCGGAAAGATTGACGGAATAGGCCGTTTGAAAGACGGTCATTTTGCACTCATTGAACACAAGACAACAGCCGACAGCCTTGACGACAATTCCGATTACTGGCTGACGTTACGGTTCAATACGCAGATTCTCCAATATGTTTCCGCAGCGCGCGCTTGCGGTATTCCTATTGAAGTGATATTCTATGACGTTGCCCATAAACCCGCTATCCGGCCAAAGGATGTGCCTATGCTTGACGAAAACGGAGCCAAGGTTGTTGTTGACGCTAACAGCCAGCGCGTGTTCAACAAGAACGGCGAGCCGCGCCAGAGCGCTGGCGAGGGCATGACGCTTATGACAAGGCTTGAAACAATGGATGAATATACGGACAGGCTGACGGCGGACGTTTGCGCAAGGCCGACCTTCTATTTCGCACGGCGCGAAGTGCCGGTGCTTGATAACGACCTTGAAGAATTTGAAATGCAGAGGCTTGCCATTGCGCGGCATCTGCTTTACCTGCGCAATAAATCATCGTATCAGGCATGGCCGCGTAATTGTTCGCCGCGTAATTGCTCGGCGTGTGAATACAAAGGCTTTTGTCTACAGAACATAATGGTAGATACCGCTAATCCGCCAGCGGGATTTGTCATTGGCGAAAAGAACCCAGAATTGGCGGTTAATTAGGAAAGGGGTAACTGTTATGGTTATCAAAGCAGCAGTTCAGCAACCACCCAGATTTGGGCCGCCGCCTGCCGGCAAGCAGGTAATTGCGCCGATACAAAAAACATTCGGCATCGAGGAAGGGAGGAAAGAAGGAGGCTTCAAGCTCGGCATCTATGGCGCCGAAGGTATTGGCAAGAGCAGCCTTGCCGCGTCATGTCCTGGCATTATATTTGCCGACATCGAGGAGGGAACAAAGCATCTCGACGTAAAGCGCGTCAAAGGAATTGAATGCTGGGAAGACCTGCGGCTTTGGGTGCAGTCGTTAAAAGACTGCATTGCCGGCATTGACTCTATGACACGCGCGGAAGATTGGGCGGCTGAATATGTCATTCGGACAAAGAAAGCCAACGATGGAACAAAGGCCGTTGATTCACTTGAAGACTTCAAGTATAAGGCCGGGTTGACATTTGTTACTGACGAATTCAAAAGACTGCTTGCAGATATTGATTGTGCGCGCAAACGTGGTGTGTCATTCGTTCTGATTTCACACTTGCGCGTGTCGAAGTTCAACAATCCTGATGGCTCGAATTTCTTGCGTAATGAACCACGCTTGATAGATGACCCAAAAGCAAGCAATATGCTTCAATTCGTTCAGTTCCTTGACCATCTGGTTTTTCTTGATCTTGACAAAAACATTGTGAAAGGAAAAGCTACAGGCTCCGGAACACGGACAATCTACCTGGATACATCTCCAAGCAGATTATCCAAATCGCGTGGACTCGAAAATGATCCGATCCTATTCGATTATGGCGATACAAGGTTATGGGAAATGTTGGGTGTAATTAAAGGTTAATTAAAGGTTAGTTGCGGTATAACAAAAAAAGGAAGATTCTATGCAAATCGAAAACGGAACTTATGCAGCCAATCCGACTGGAAGATCAGAAGTCGGAGAACATGAAAACGGGTGTCTTATTGTCGCAATGGAGTTTGCAGGTGAATGCGGAACTATATCAAATACGTTCTGGCTTACGACAAAAGACGGCGCAGTGAACACAAAAACTGTCGAATCACTCAAGGAAGTATTCGGATGGGATGGCGTGGATCCATTCTGGTTTGAAGACAACAATCTATCCGACATTCCTGTTGAGATTGTGATTGAAAATGAGCAATTCACAGGCAAGGACGGAGAAGTCAGGATTGCCCCAAAGGTGAAATGGGTCAATAAACCAGGAAGCGGGCGAGGTCAGATAAAGATTAAGGAGAGCGATCGTAAAAAGGTTTTATCTAAATACGGCGCAAGACTGCGTTCGGTCTCTGGTGTCAAACATGCCACTCGCAGTGCGCCTCCGTCTGTTTCAGCGCCTGCAACCACAAGCGCTCCGCCGCCAATGAAAAAGAATGCAAGCATTGTTGAGCCATTTGCTGAGCCATCAACGATGGAAGAAAGCTGGAACGCTCTTATTGAAGCGCGCAAAGACACGCCGCGCAATCAAGTCGAGAATGAATGGTTCGACATCATCAAAAACATTCATGGCGAAAAACAGCCGGACGAAATAACTCCAGAAGGCTGGGGCTTGGTCAAGCAATATATTGACAAGATTGACAAGTTGCTCGTTTAAAACACACTGCCAGGGGCGCGACTGGACAAACAACGCACATTATAATGAATGAAAAACAATCATCACTAATTGTTATGACGCGCGCAGCAATGATGCTTGCGGAAGCTAATACGATTCAGAAAGCAAAAGAACTTAAAGATCTTGCCTTAACGGCGCAGGATTGGGCGCGACGTAAATCACTTGGCGAAACTGCGGTCAACCATTGCCGCAAATATGCGCTTGAAGCTGAACGTAAGATGGGTGAAATGCTCAAGGAAACACCACGCAACAAAGGCGCGATTACGACAAACGCAAACAGCGCGGTAAACCCCGTTGACCACGCAGAGCCTGCGACCACACCGCCGACACTGAAGGAGCTTGGATTAACAAAACATGAAAGCGCAAGGGCGCAGAAGCTTGCCGAAATACCTGAAGAGAAGTTCGCTAAAGTTGTTGAGGGCGAAACGTCATTGGCAAAAGCGTTAAAGGAAAGCTCGGAGCCAATAAGCAAGAACACACCGCCGCCGCGATTTAAGCCTGCACATCCTATAGATGCGTTAGGAAAACGTGTGCCGGAAAAACTTTTATCGCTTTGGAACAGGGGCGACGAGATACAGGAAATGCTGAATGCCATTTCAAAAATTCGCGCAATCTGCGAGAATGCAAGAGAAACAAAAGACAAGCTGTATGCTGAACTCAATTTCTCGAATGCGATGGTTATGGCGCGCAACCTTTTCACTGAACTTAAAGCGACAAAGCCGTATTGTGTTTGCCCGTTATGTAATGGCGCCGGATGCCGGACATGCGAACAGCGCGGGTTGTTGGGTAAATTCCGTTATGACACAGTAGTTCCTAACGAAGTAAAATGAAGCCAAGACTATATCAGCGCGAAGCGGTTAAATCCGTATTCGATAATTGGAAAACAAACCGTTCGACAATGGTTGTTATGCCAACAGGCACAGGTAAAACTATTGTCATTTCGGCTATTATTAAAAACTGTTTCCCGAAGCGCGTAATGTTTATTGCGCACCGCGAAGAACTGATATTTCAGGCACAAGACAAGATACGGAGAATGACAGGGTTTTCAACGGCCGTCGAAATGGGCGACATGAAGGCTGATGAAACAAGCCTATTCGATGTGCCGCAGGTTGTAATAAGCACAATACAAACGCAGACAACAGGCGGCGATGGCGGCGGGAGGATGAGCAAGTTTTCTCCAGACGATTTCGGGTATTTGGTTTTTGATGAATGCCATCATTCGGTTTCTTCGTCATGGCGTAAAGCGTTTGATTATTATTGCCAAAACAAAAACCTGAAAGTTCTTGGCGTAACGGCAACGCCGGACAGACATGACGAAGAGGCGCTTGGCCAGATATTTGATTCAATCGCTTATGATTACGAGATTCTTGATGCAATACATCAGGGCTGGCTTGTTCCGATAACACAGCAAATAGCCCATATTGAGAGCCTTGATTTTTCCGGAGTAAGAACAACAGCCGGCGATCTTAATGGCAAAGACTTGGCTAATGTTCTGGAGATGGAAAAGAATTTACATGGCATAGCCGATGCGACAGTGAGCACAGTAGGGAATAAAAGATGCCTAATTTTTGCGGCATCAGTAGTGCAGTCAGAAATGCTTTGCGGAATTATCAATAGACATAAACCTAACAGCGCGACGTGGGTTTGCGGTAAGACTGACAAACAGATACGGCGCAAGGTGTTAATTGACTTTGCGGAAGGCCGAATACAATACCTTGTGAATTGCGGAGTATTTACGGAAGGGTTCGACGATCCTGGAGTTGAGGCGATTATTCTGGCAAGGCCGACAAAGAGTAGGAGCCTGTACGCACAAATGATCGGGCGCGGGTTAAGGCCATTACCCGGCCTTGTTGATTCATTTGCTGATGATGACTCAGAAGGCAGGCGAGACGCAATCAAAAACAGTTCAAAGCCTGACGCGCTAATTTTGGATTTTGTCGGAAATTCAGGACGTCATAAATTAATCAGCGCAGTTGACATTTTGGGCGGAAACTATTCAGAAGAAACGGTCAGAGATGTTATCGAAACAGCAAAACACGATGGCCGTCCTGTGCGCGTTGACGCTATGCTTGAGGAAGAAGAAGAGAAGAAACGCAAAAAACGCGAAGAAGAAAAGCTGCGCGAGGCCGCGCGCAAAGCGAAAATTATAGGAAAAGCGAAGTTCACAATTACAAACATTGACCCGTTCGACGCTTTTCAACTTACGCCGGCGAATGTATTCAGCAAGGATTCTCGCAAGCAACTTTCAGAAAAACAGGAAGCGATTTTATTAAAGCAAGGCATTGACCCGGCGCGGATGCCATATAGTCAGGCAAAACAGATTTTGGATGAACAATTCAGGCGATGGAATCTTGGGCTTTGCACGTTGAAGATGGCTGCCCTGTTAAAGCGGTATGGTTATGAAACAAAAAACATGACGATGGAGGAAGCCGGAAAAATAATTGACGGACTAAAAAAAAGCGGTTGGAAAACAGCGATATAACGCTGGGCGTCAGCCTTGAACGATAGTGAATAGGCTGGACGCCTTTGGTGGGCGTCCGGTCGGAAAGGAAACGATGGACTGTCCGAAATGCGGAAAAGACATGGGCGACCCAGTGGATACGACCTACAGCAACACAGGGCGCGACATCAGGCCGGTGAACCCGGCGCACACGGGAGACATTTACGCCTGCGAGGAATGCGAATGCAAGTGGTTGCACGACTTCATCAGCGGACAGGTGAGACGATGGGACGGATGACGGCCAACAGCAAGTTATCCAGCAGCAAACAAGAAAGCAAAGGAGGCGATGTATGAGATTTCTGGACTGTGGATGCGCTATACTGGAGAACGGGACGAGGGTATTCTGCTCGACGTGCGAGAATCCGCCGCTGCCGCCCGTGTGCCGCTGGACGCAAGACGAGGACGGTACATGGTTCAGCTCGTGTGGAGATGCCCACGTTTTTACCAATGGCACACCACGCGATAACAAGTACGCCTTCTGCCCGTACTGCGGGCAGAGTTTGAAGCAAGTAGATGAAATAATGGATAGCACGAACGCTGGAGGTAAGCAGTGAACGAGCGAAGCGAAGTGAATCGGCTTGACCGACTTGTTAGGTTGCGTGACGTCATTGACCTGTTGGCACGCGATGACCTTGGGTGTCTAAAAGGGCGGGAGATGGTAGCCAAGGTAAAGCCTTTTCACGGCTCCTGCTGCTGTTGCCAAACGTGTGGGCAGCAGTATGACGATTGCGTTTGCTCACACAATGAATTGCTCGCTGCACTAATGGCGCTTGAGCAACCTAACAACAAGTTATCCAACAACAAAGGGGGCGAGGGGTGAGGAAAACAAAGCTACATAAAACGTGCATCATCTGCGGGCAAACAGTGAGTATTATTACTGAAAACCCAAAGGAATGGTCAACAAACGGAATCGGAAGGTCAAACAGCGGGTATCTAACCATGAGGATAAAAGATGACCTCCCGCAAGACTCACAACGATCAACATTACTGCATGAAATTATACACTTGATTGCTGATATGAACTCTTTAAAACCGCTTCTCGATGATGAGACATCGGTTGCTGTTTTAGCAAACTGCCTGTTCGCTTGGATGCGTGATAACAAAGATATGGTGATGGATATGATTAAAAGAAACAGCAAAGGGGGTGCGTGATGACAGACTCAACAGACGATGTGGATTGGTATGACGGATACCTGGACACTCCAAAGCGGCGCAAGACGAAACCGTTGAGCGGCACATATCGCAAATTCCGGCATCTCGACCGCGTGTTGCGTGATTGCGCTGATTCCGACGATCCTATCCACAAGACAGCAGCAGCATTATGGGAGGCAATTGCAAATGCCAACAACAACAAGAGGGGGTGTGTATAGTATGCGGCAAACCGGCGATGACGGGCTTCAAGACCTGCGGCTCAAGAACGTGTCGGCAGGTCGCGGCGGAACTGGTCAGGGATAGAATGAAGGAGATGTTGAAGGGAAAGGGGGAAGTGTGAGGCTTGAATGGACATGCCAGTTTTGCGGGGGAAAAGAGACGTGGTTTGACAGGACAATAACGTGCCGGTCAGACGGAACGGAGGAGGGTATGAAAACAAGGTGCGTCAAATGCGGCAGGGCAACTGGTGATCTTCCGAACGCCGCAGGTCAGGGGCGGCGCGAAGCGACGTACCCTGAACCTGCTGGTTCTGCTTCTCTCGTCGCACAACCGCCGCGTGACGTGTCGGAATTGTACCACGAACTGCTGTACGCCGTGGCGCGGAAGTTCCCCGGCGAGTCACGGCACGAAACCGCGTTGCGGTACATCCGCGACACGGAGGAACGTGCTTGCGAAGGCTGATCATGTAAGCAGAACGACAAAATTAACCTGCGCGTCAACCGCGCTTAATGAAAACCCGCGACGCTTACCCGCGTCCGGTTGAATGCCTTGTTAGGAGGGAGATTTTGAAATGGAAATGAAACCATGCAAACACCTCGATTACGACGGTGAATACATTAATTGCGAAATCAAAACGTGCGCACCGGACTACCCAGACGTGCGCTACTGGCAGAGAAACAACGTGCCATACGAAGGTGCACCCGTAAAAGTTCAGTTCTGCAAGCTGCGCGGACGCATAAACGGGATTTTCGACTGTTACATCGTTGGCGAAATGTCGTGCCACGAATGTGCGCCTAACGCTGATCTTGAGGGGGATGAAGGAGGAGGAGGGAACCGCGAATGAACACGAAGGGGCGCAAGGAACAAATTGTGCGGCTCGGGCGCGGCTTGGAATATAAGCTCATCATTCAGCGCGGCAAAGGCCGCAACGCTGAGTTCATCGCAGGCGTACACTTTGCAGGCAAACCAACGCGGCGAGAACTGCGGAAATGGCGAGACGCGATTCAACGAGGCATAGAGCCGAACAGTTTGCTCGCCAAACCGGCAACAAAGTCATCGCACGGCAAGGCCAGCTCCGAGGCTGTGCGGCCGGCGGTAGCCGGTACTCACCAGCCTCTTGTTGGCAGTCTGGATTCGGGGGAGGCATGATTGAGCAAGGAACACACATTGACCTGTTCAGCGGAATCGGAGGCTTTTCCCTTGCCGCAAGGTGGACCGGATTCCGAACGGTCGCTTTCTGCGAGTGCGAGCCTTACGCCCAGCGAGTGCTGCGGAAGCACTGGCCCGACGTGCCAATCCATGACGACGTGCGAACCTTCCCCGGCGAACGCTATGCAGGGGCAACTCTTCTCACCGGAGGATTTCCATGCCAGCCTTTCAGCCTCGCCGGGAAGCGAGCAGGCAAGGAAGATGACCGCTTCCTCTGGCCTGCAATGGTTGACGTTGTTGAAGCTGTCCGGCCCACTTGGATCATTGGCGAGAATGTGCCTGGCATCGTCACGATGGAACTCGACCGTTGTGCTGCTGACCTGGAAGCACAAGGCTACGCCGTCTGGCCGGTCATTGTTCCAGCTTGCGCCGTCGGCGCCTTCCACCGACGAGACCGAGTGTGGATTGTGGCCCACCGCGAGAAGCAGGGACTGGAAGGGGCAGACGCAACGCGGCCAACACGCGCCAAAGGACGGGCTTCCGAATGCCGTTGCGATGTGGCCGACTCCAAGGGCGGGCAGATCAACGAGCGAGAACGAGGAATCGTGGCGGGCACGGAAGGATGCGGGCAAGGTATCAACACCGCCGCTCACTCTGGCCGTGAAGATGTACCAGACTGCAATAGCATCAACAGGCGGCCCGGAACCGGACGGGAAGACCGTGAGGAAGCTGGCGACTGTTGCGGGTGGCTCCCTGAACCCGACGTGGGTGGAGGCATTGATGGGTTTTCCGCCTGGCTGGACGGAGATAAACGATTGACAACACAATCCCATAAGCGTATAGTGGCTTATGTCATACAAGGAAAGGACATAAGCTATGAGACCACGCACGCCCGATCCAGAGAAGTGTTGCGAACATTGCGGGATACCGCTGAAACGAAAAGTGTTCAATGGGAGGCTGGAAGATCACTCACAATTTCTGCGACGGCGATTTTGCTCGCTTACCTGCGCCAACTCGAAGCGATGCCGATTGACGAAGCATGGCTACAGTTGGCGGGCGAGAAAGTTTCTGGGGCCAAAATGCGAAGCGTGCGGACAGGAGACAAGCCTTCACGCTCATCATCTGGATCAAGACATTTCACACAACACGCCGGAGAACGTCCAGACACTATGCAAGACCTGTCACGACTTCTGGCACTCGACAGCCAAGCGGCGTGGCAGGGCTATCGCTGGTCGTATGCCACAACTTTTCTGAATCCGTGGGGTGACGGGTGGGAGATCGGGTTACAGAGAGTGGCTACAGGGATACCCGCTCGGGTGGACCGACTGCGGGGACTCGGCAACTCGATTGTCCCGCAAATAGCTTGCGAGTTAATGCGATTTATCGTAAGGTGTGAGCATGAAAACGTGCAGTAAAACGACGAAGCTGACTGGTTTTCATAGTGGTAATTATTGCGCAGAATGTTGGATGATACACTATCCCTCCAACGCTAAAGCTCGTTTTCGCGAGGAACGAGCGTAAGCCGGAGCGCCTTGTTTGGCTCCCGTAACAGAAGGGTATGGGATTGTTGGCTTGAGAAAGGTTTGATTCAATCGAAAGGAGACAACGTGAAGACTATCAAGAAAATCAACTTTCGCGTGGAGGTTTACCCGAAAACGACCGGATACAAAATCACGGCTGCCGAAGAGGAAGACGTGTGCAATGAGATGGTGGCCGACATCAAACGGCACGTCGACAACGTGCAATGCGCGAACGTCGTCAACGACAATGACCCGGTGTGCGCGTCGTGCGGTAGCAGGTGGACTGAAGACGGCGACAGCTACAACGGTGGTTGCTGCAAAGCCGACCAAGACGCCGAGGACGCTCGCATGAAAAGGGTTAGAGACATTGTGGAGCACAACATGCAAATCTCCAACAACAACGAAAATGGGAAGGGGCAAAAATGACATTCGATGAGTTTGTAGAAGAGCTTCGGAAAGCCGGATGGGTAGGGCGTAACGACGCACAACACACGCATATCAGAGAGCTGTGGGACAGTCTATGTTACAGGGGACTGAATATCCCCCATGCCAACGCACATTTGAGCGGCGGCGAAGCCGTACGCTCGAAATAATTGTTGGCCTTCGGGCCGGAAAGGATCAAATGACAAGCGACGAAGGTATGATGAACGCGGCCCGTGTAATGCGGGATGCCGCCGAACTAAACCAGAGGGCGGCGGATCGAATCGAGGAAGCCGTCCGGCAAATGCAGATACTTTTTGACGCTGGATATGGCGGGACGGCTCCGCGACTGCTGGAAGAGCTTGAGAAGGCGAACATGCAGCTCCCCAACAACAATGATAGCCAACAAGGAAAGGAACAAACATGAGCGAAAGAACCAACATGAAAACAATAGCAATAGCCTTTACGCTAATGGCGGCAACGCTTATGGCGCAGACAAATGAAACGATAAAAGATTCATACGCAAATCTTTCTTATATATGCGTGTCGAATATGGTGTTTGCAAAAAATGTCATTTCTAAAGGGATGTCTTGTTACGTCAACCAAGACGATGAATTACGCTTAAATGCTGGCGGTAAGTTAACCGAAATTATGGAATCCGTAGAGATTGTAACAAACGTAGTGCATTGGGATGATGAAGAGCGCAGTCCTCTTCGTTTTGAGTGGTTTGTCGGTGAACCGATGCCAGGAAGCATCATAAAAGAGGCCACGCAAAAGACCGAAACAATAACCGTTGTCGAGATAAAAACACTACACTTTAAATGGGAAGGCGTCGAACGTGAAGTAAAGAACGAGCGCGTCTTGTTAAACAAGGTGAAGCGGTGGAAAAAAAGCACAGAATGGGTAGAAGAATGAAAAAAAAGAGGACACATGAGCATCAAAAAAGAGGTTGGACAGGCGACATGGGATAGCTGGCCGGTCGGTGCCCGCATGGCGATTGAACGGCTGGAGCGGAGGCTGACCGAGCAACGCCGTGATGTGGACGAGGATATGCGCGACGCTGCGGCAGAGCAACGGTGGGCAGACAAGGCCGACGCCGAAGGGGTGCCGTATGGCACGTATTGATATTGCCAACGCCACGGGTCTGCTGCGGCAGGCCCAGGAAGGAGCCTCGAAATGACGACAAACGCCAGCGGGCCTGCCGTAAGCAGCACCCGTTTGTTGGGCGTCGTTCATCCGACATACATGCTGTCGGAACACTGGCGCAAGATGACTTGGGCAGATTGGAAACGCGAGGGTGGTTGCGGGATGTCCGGCATGAGTAACGGAATGGTGTGTCATAAGCTCGGCAGGCTTGACGCTCGCACGCTTGGCGAAATCGCAGACGCATGGGCACCTGCGGGTAGAGAATTGGCACGATACGCCGAAACGCGAATGAAGACGCCCAACGCCGGGATCACCGGCAGGAAGGAGCGGTGCGGATGACTGTCCGTGTGAATCATGATGTTATCGTGGCTATTGACCGCGCTCGATGTCCTCAATGTGGGGACATGGTTTTTGTGCCGTCTGTCCGGCTTCCACCGGATGACCTGACTGATCCGGTCGTGTGGTGCCGTGACATGGGGCACTGGCAAGGCCGGTTGAGCGAGTGCGATAACATAGAGATCTCCAACAGGCAATGATAGCCAACAAAACAACAACATGAAAGGAACGAACATGAACGAATGGAAGCAATACAGACGAAAAGGCCTCAGCGAAATGCGTCCGTATGTGGCCGGTGAGAACACGGCAAGTGTCAGCATATCGGAAGCTGACAAACAAAACGGATCGCCAAAGGACGGGGACATGATAGCCCGCAATCCAAAAAACCACGACGACCAGTGGCTCGTCGCCAAGAAATACTTCGATGATAATTTGGAACCTGTATCGGGCTAACAAACACAAAGGAGCAACAATGACCGACAAAAATAAGACAGCAACATGCGTGTGCGGCAAGCAATACTACATCCAAAACGGCTACTGGGATCATAAAATGTGCGTCAACTGCCTCACCAAGCAAACAGACATCTGCGAGAGTATAACCGAGGTATGCAAAATCCTTGACCGGCTCGCCGACGTGCTGGAATACCGAGATATGTCCGAGGCAACCGACGCCGTCATTGACACGCTTGAACGGGCGATGACGGCTCGGAAGATCATCTGCGAGGAGGGGGAGGATTAGCAGCGAGATGAAAATCTGGAAAAATTTGGAAAATAGTGCTTGCAATTCAACAGCAAAGGAGGAAATGATTGATGGATGAAACTTCAAGATGGGAGCGCGTAACTATTCATAAGCCTTGCCCTATTTGTGGCAAGCCCGATTGGTGTGGCAGGATAATGGATGTGATTTGCTGTATGCGCGTTCAATCAGAACGTCCAACAAAAAACGGCGGTTGGATCCATGTCTTAAAAATCAATTCTTCAAAAAAGAGTCCTACAACACAAACAAAAACACAAAAAAAAATTAGCGAGGTATTAAAAATGTCAATGCCATCTCTTATGAATTCATGGATAAAAACAACAACACAATCAGAAACACGCGAATTCGCTGTTCTTTTAGGGCTACCAAGCGTCAAGCCTCTCGAATGCTTATCAGCGGCTTGGTCGTTTCGGCATCACGCCTGGGCGTTTCCTATGCGTAATTCAAATAACGAAATAACCGGCATACGACTGCGCGATAAGTCTGGCAAAAAATGGACAGTTACCGGAAGCAAGCAAGGTCTATTCATTCCTCAACCATTACCGCCGGCGGATTTTTTGTTGATCTGCGAGGGTCCAACCGATACAGCAGCAGCTTTAAGTCTTGGCTACTCCGCCATCGGGCGGCCTTGTTGCCGGGGCTGTGAGTTTGAAGTCAACCAAACCATCGCAAAAAATAAATTTACCAATGTCGTTATTGTCGCCGACAACGATCAGCCCGGAATTGACGGCGCTAACGCCCTTGCAAACAGCCTGTTTTGCTTATATAAAATCATCACTCTACCAAAAAAAGACATGCGCGAATTTGTGAAAAGCGGAGGGAAAAAAGAGGTCATAGACTGCATTATAAACCAGCAATTATGGAAAGGTAAATACTTGCGTGGTAAAGAGGGTTAACCGCGTAAAAAAAGCCATCGCAAACAATGACGCGGTCAACAGGGTTGACCACGCAAAAAATCAAAATGAAAGCAAATGAAAATCAAAATGAAAGCAAATGAAAAAGGGAGTAAAGGAAAGGGGAGAAAAGGGGGTAGGGGGATAAGAGGGGATAGAATTCGAGGGTTAGACTGGTAATAAAGTAAGAGATTTTAGGAAGAGTAATACTTATGACTGATATACTCAATATGCCTAAGCCGCGTGGCGGTATCGAGGCTTACGACTTGCTTAATTCTTCGGTAGCGCCGCAAGACGAAAACGAAATAACCGCTGAAACGCTCGACGTTTCGTCAAAATGCTGCTGGGGGTTACTGCGATGCAGGATGGCGGTTATAATCAAACGTCGGGCAAACTGCATGGGGTGGTTGACGGATTACGAGCGGCGCGCTATCCTGTTTTGCAAATATTGGTTGCCGCAAACAATCAAAGGGGGTGGGGGTGAGACTTGAAGATTTGCCGGAACAATACCGAAACCAGGCCGAAAGGCAGCTTAAAAATCGTGCTGCCGTTCCCGTTACCAACCTGGAACGCACTGCTTGCCGCCGACCAGTGGCGCCGAAAACGGATCCGGCAATGGATACATGCTGCCGTATCCGCGTCCATTGCCGCCGGCACAGACTCGCCGACCCTGACGGAATATCAGTTAAAGCTGTCCTTGATGGGCTTGTCCTTGCCGGCATACTTGCGGATGATTCGGCCAAACAAATCAGCGAAAGCCCGATTGTTACGCAGGAAAAAATCACAAAGGCAGAGCAAGAGACAACAATATTGACGATTGAAGAAATACAGCAATAACAGAAATGTTTTGGCCGCAAACAATCAAAGGCTTAATTGACTGCTTGCGGCCAATTTGTTTTATATGTTCTGCTGTTCCTTGATGTTTGTCATCCACTGGTTACAGAAGCTGCAAATGCTCGCTTGCTTTTTAAGATAAATCCCGATTAGCCGCCCGTCTTCAATTCTGGCGCCCTCGTCGAGTGCGGCCAGGTAATCATTGCGGAAACTGATCGGAATAATACCCCATACATCTCCGCCGTCAATAAATTCGACGTCCGGATCCCGCATAGCGTCGCCGTTCTGCTGTCCGTAATGCGCGAATGACCACAGCGTGCAAGGCGTTTCGGCAATAAACAAGCTGCCTATTTGTTCAACGCATAACGGCATAAACGATTTTGATTTAGCTATCTTGCCACCATCCCATTTTTTAGATTCCTCGACTATTTCGCGCCAGATTTTTTCTGATGTTTTGTTTAATTTTTGCATAGTTTCATTTCCTTTCATTTAAAATTTACCGTTCCTGACTCCCGCATTGAATAAGTTTGATCTCCAATTATCACATGATCAAGAACATCAATTCCGATAATCTTGCCAGCTTCAATAATTTTGCGCGTTGACTCTATGTCATCTGCGCTTGGCGTTGTATCTCCGGACGGATGATTATGCACTAAAATAATTGCGACCGCATTATCCGCAATCGCCGCCCTAAACACTTCCCTTGCATGTAGTAAGCTTGAGTTTGCAAGCCCCAGCGTGATCAAATGCCGGTTGACAAGTTTGTATTTTGCGTTTAGCGACAATACTTGCAATGACTCTTGCGACATTTCCCGCATGTCAGCGCATATTTCAGCCACTTTTTCCGGCGTTTTTATTTGAGCGCCGGACGCTTCTTTGACGCGCATCGGTAATTTGATTTTAATTGCTTGGTAATTCATTGATGATTCCCTTTCATTTTCCACAATACCAACCGCATTTTGTCAGCGTCTTGCTTTGCCGTCTCCGCCGGCAATCTATCACACCACTTTTTTGTCCGGCAAGCGTTCATCAACGACAGCGGGAACTTGATTGACGGCTGCCGCACGTTTGGCGCGCCGCCTTCCGCTATCACGTTTGGAAAGAATCGCTTTTGCCGGTCAAATGTGCCACGCGGGTGTGCAATCCGCGCTTGTCGCGCTTGGTATGCAAGCGCTCTGTCGTCCATCTGTTCTAATTCGTCTGCTGTCATTGTTTTATATCCTTTCCGAAGCCCTAAACACACTGCAAAACGGTTTAACGCGGCAAATTTTGCCGCTTATTGTTTTGTATAGCGTTAACCCGATCTCCATGAACCAGTTTGACCAAAAGACTTTAAAATACATCCTCATTTTATACCCTTTCATTTAATGAATTTTTCCGCCTGTTTCTTCACCCAGTCAACCGTCTCTTGATCATTATCAAAGAACATTTTAGGCATCAATATGTCCGCGTCTTTGTCTTCAAAAGTGTGCGTAACACCCCAGCCATCATGATTTTTAAATCCGAACTTATTGACCCAATCCGCCGGCAATCCCTCCCGCACGGCAAAATTTACTTGCCGCAATGATGCCGGATGCGATATTGCAAAAGAAATCCTATCAACATCAAGCGCGTCTTCGTGTTCCTTTAATACAATTGAGCATTTATTTATAAATTCTTTTTTGTTAGCGTGTGGCGTGTTCTGATAACCTAACACAACCAGGCAACGGATCCCGCTGGCCTCCAGAACGTCAATCAATGCGACTATCGCCGCGCCGCGCCTGAAATATGTTTTTGCATCAATTCCGCCGCGCGCTCCGCCTGTGATGGTAATTTTAATTGCCGGCATTTCACGTTTTACGCGCGCTTTTGTAATCGCGCATTCCGGATCACCGCTAACAACCCGGCCGACGTCGTAAAAATCGCCTGCTACGTCGTATTTATATCCTGACTTTGTCAATTCTTGAAAACAGATGTTTTCAAAATTCCCGGCCATTTCTTTAACTTGCCTTGCGCCATCCGGCCAACCGGCGCGCGCCATTTCAAACGCTCCATCAAACCCGGCATTCATATCCCAATCGGCGGAACTATAATTGCCGGCCTTGCCCGGCCGGATTGTTTTCGCGCGCTGGCTTGCCGTCTGGACGTATTCCGCCCATGCTTCAAAATGCTCATGCTTCAAGTGATCTGTCCATTTTATACGTTTCATGCGCATTCCTTGATTTTTTTGATACTGTCCTGGTCAAGACCTTTCCACAAAACAAGCGTTTCAACTTCCGCCTGTGCCATGCCGGCGGCCAATAATTTCGCTCCGTTTATGCTTGCGCGTGGGCTGATTATATGCCGGATGCCAAGTTCATCAGCGCGCGCCCGCATTTTCTGGACGTGTTCTGTCCAAGTGTCATTGCCGGCAATCTGTTTTTCGAGTGCTTCATCATAACGCCAATCAACAAAAGCAAACCGGTCAAGCGTGGCGCCGTCAATCTGGCAGCGGCCAACGTAAACACGATTTGCCCCGCGTCCGTATGTATTTCCTGCTGCCAAACAAACAAAATCGGCATGGCGTTTGATCATGCCGTCAGGAAATGCGCAAACGCCATTTGCCAGCGCGGAATTGATGCAAGTTAAAACGTTTGCATTGCCTGCATCAATTTCGTCAAGCAAAAAAACGCCTCCGCGCTCATACGCTTCGCGGAATAAAGATCGGATATATTTGCCATCTGGCGCAATATGCCCAGAAAGCTGGTAAATGCTTGTCTGTTCGCCGACAGAAACAGCATAAAACGGCAAGCCACAATCTGTTGCAGCTTGTTCCGCTGCTGTTGTTTTGCCGGATCCGGCTGGTCCAACAAGCCAGGCATGCGACCTGCAAGCGATTAATGTCAAAAGTGTAACGTATTGACAATGCCGTCCGGTTATATCTATTGCCGGCATTTCCGGCAATTTGACTTCATGCCGGACAATTTCCGGCTCTTTTTCGGCCAATTCTGCGCGGACAATAGCCTTGACCGCGTCCGCATCAATCGGCGCCGACAATCTAAGATGCGATTGAACTGCGCCGGCAATCACGGCTGCCAGGTCGTTGGCTGGCGCCGGCGCTGGTGCTGTTGCCGGTATCAATTCCACTTGCTGTGGCGCTGTTGCCGGCATTAATTCCGCCTGCTGTGGTGCCGGCGCTGGCGCCGGATCGGCAATTACGCCGCCGGCCTTTTGGCCGCATGTCGCGCAATACGTCTTTTTACCACGTGCTCCGCCGGCATCATAAAATATATTATCGCCGCGCTCCGTCTTTTTGCCGCACACGCAGCAGCGGCCCGGCCAAACTGTTTTGATGTAATTCATCTCCGCACCTCCCTTGTTTTGTTTTTGCCCCACGCCGCCACCAGACGGCGCAGGGCGATTGATTAATCAATAATGCGCCCATGCCAGGCGATTTCCGCCGACGCAATTGCCTCGGCTTTTGTTTTCCCGCTAACTTCCGTATCCACGCCCGCCGCGCTGAACCAACGCCAGCGGCCATCTTTATCTTTCTTGAGTTTTAATGATTCCGCTCCGTTGCTGCCGTTAATTTTAATTTTCATCTCTCTCCTCCCTTATTTTTTACCGCATTTTTTAACAAAAAAGCCCGCCCCAGATCACTCGATCTGAAGCGGGCTTATCCCGCGCCTGTCTTTCGGGCAGGCGTTCCGGCGGCTTATATTCTCCCCCTGCTTGCGCCCGGCAGGGGATTGGACGCTTATTTCGCGGGCGGCGTCCACCTCACCCAGCCCAGCCCAGCGATCTCAACCTCGCCGGTCACTTCGGCCTCCCGCTTCCACGGGGTTCCGAGGCGGATAAAACGCCACACCCCGCCGACACGCTTGCGCAGGCCGGGCAGGGGATTCTGCTTACGGGCGTAGGATGCCCGAAGCCAAGATCCATGCTCGGCTTCGAGGCGCTCAGAGAGCTCCTCGCACGCCCAATCGTGGGCGCGATCATCCTCCGCCTGCGAGGATAATGATCCATCCTCGCGGAGATACGGCGCGGACAGGCCGCCACCCGTCCGCAGCTCCCACACTCCGTCGCGGACGCGGGCAAAGCCGGCAGCGGCCTGGTCGCCGGCCCGCTCTGGAACCTCATGCCAGCGGCCATCGCACGGCACAGAGCGGATGTTGTCCGCCCCGACCATATCAACGGCGCAGGCATAATCCCGCGCTGACAGGATCGGTCGCGCCGTTTGGTTGGCATAGCCCATGAGCGGCGCGTAATAGCGCCCGTCAGACGGGTGCTGGCGCCGGAAAAGCGCCATGTCCTCCGGAGCCCCGAAAAACTTCGGAAATTGCGGGTACCCGCGTAGCGAGTACCCGTGCCCGGCAACTTCGCCGGGCATCAAATTGATAGAGACCAGCCGGTCAACCGACTGGTCGCCCACCCACGTGCATGAGCCGCACGCGGCTACATCGCGCAACCGCTCTCCGGTCGCGGCGCTGAACACGCAGATTGACTCTGCGTGCTCGAATCCGTTCTTGAGTCTCAATTCCATACCACCCTTTCCGCCGGTCTTTCCGGCTCCGGTCTTTTTGCGCGCCGGTTTGCGCTGCGCAGCTTTTTTGCCGCACAACAAACAAGATACGCAGCGTTTCCAGCTTTTTCCAAAAAAAATCTTCTCCCTGCGCATCAACGCTTTACGCCAATTTCCAAAATTTTGTGCTTGACTTTTTAGCATTTTTTTGGTACAATCCCGCAATTATCAACCAGCCAATAATCTTGCGCTTGTCGCACACTCGCCAGCCCCCGCCACTTTTCGTCAACTGCGCCATTGTCGCACCTGCACGCAACTGTGCCACTTTGTCCAACCTGCACCGTGCGGGGGGGGGGTAAAAATTGCCGCTTTCGACTTTCGCCACTCTTTTCACGCTCCGCCGACGCTCTTGCGCAGCTCCGGCGCCGCTCTTTCAACCCACTGCAACGCCGACGCAGCAACGTCGAAGCAGACATAAGGTTTATTATGCGACATTACGAAACCCGCTCCAGATCGTCATCAAACCCGCCGAACGCGCCGGATTCTGCGCGGCAGCCGCCGGCAAAGGAATCCTTTTTTTTGCTTGCGCTGCGCTGCGCCAGGTGATAGGGTATGGTCCGGAAATAAACGGGGGTATAAAGCGTATATCTGCCTCACGCGAAAAGGACATAAAAAAAGGGAAAAAGGAAATGGAAAAAGAGGAGAAGCCGGGGCGTGGATGGAAGACAGGAGGGAACATGATGGGTAGGTATAGCAAGGAGAAGTGGGCGGAGGTAAAGACGTCGTTTTTCAAAGATGGGATATTTAAGATAAGGGATTTGGAGCGGATCCATGGGATCAACAAGGCGACGATAGGACGGAAGATAACGAAAGAGAAGTGGCGAGAGGAGTTAGACAGGGAGATACGGCAGCGTGATTTGAAGGAATTTTTGGATAGTGAGAAAGGGGAGCGAGCGATAGAGGAAGCGATAGAGAGCAAGAAAGGTGAGATAGTGAGGCGGTTATTGGACAGCACGACGAAGTTATTGGAGCGTGTACAGACGCGGGTTAGGGAATTGAAGGTAGCGGATGGAGCGGAGATGGCGAGCTTGGTGGGGTCATTAAAGCAGTTGCAGGGGATGTTGGAAGGTCTGATGGGGAGTTTAAGGGAAGAGGCGGTGGAGGAGCGGAAGATAGATGTGCGGATATTGGGGAGGGTGATAGAGGTAAGCGATGAGGAGAAAGAGAGGGAGGCGAAGTTGAGGGATTTAGCGGAGGCGAAGAGGCGAGTGGAAGAGAGGAGGTTGGTGAAGGAGATATCGGACATAAAGAAGGCTGGGACAGAGGACGTGGTAAAGGGGGTTGACCGCGATGAAAGATAAGGAAAGGAAGCGGGAGTGGGTGGTAGAGTATCCGGCAGGGACGAGTGAATTGACGCGGGTATTAGGGGCGTATAGTGCGAACATAGTATTGGGAGGTAGCAGGAAAGAGAGGGGTGATTTGATGTTGAGGGCGATGAGGTTATTGTGGAGTGAGCGTGAGTTTAGGATAAGCGGCTGGACAGAGAGGCGAGTGAGGGCATTTTGTGAAGAAGAGAGTGGATTTGTTACGGTATGGGGACCGAGTTCGAGTGGGAAGAGCACTGATTTTGGAGCGATAGTATTGGTGCATTGGTTATCGGCGCCGATGATAACGACGTGCACGGTATGTTCGACGACGAGGCAGGCGTTGGTGCAGAGGATATTTGGGGAGATAGTGAGGTTGTATTTAGCGATAGGGGAAGACAAACCTGGGGAATATAAGAGTGGGACGACGGCGATAGTATTAGGGGATGAGAACACAAAGAACGGGATATTTGGTGTAGCGGTATTGATAGGGAACATAAAAGATGCGATGTCGAACATGATAGGGAAGCATAACAGGCGGAATGTATTGATAGTGGATGAGATGCAGGGGACGCGAGAGGCGGCGGTGGAGGCGGTGAGCAATTTACAAGGCGGGGAGGACTTTCATTTTGTAGGGATAGGGAATCCGGAGAGCAGGTTAGACCCGTTAGGGCGGTATAGTGAGCCGGTGGATGGGTGGGAGAGCATAGATCCGAGCAAGGAAGAGTGGAAGACGAATTTTGGGAGGTGCATATTTTTTGATGGACGAAAGAGTCCGGCGATAGAGGAGCATGATGGAGCGCGGAAGTATGCGTATTTATTGAAGGCAGACGACATAGAGAAGAGGAAGAGGTGGTATGGGGAGAACAGTCCGAAGTTTTGGAGCCAGACGATAGGATTTATACCGCCGGAAGGATTAATGCGGACGATCTTCAGTGAGAGTTTTTTCATTAAGCACGGGATGATGGGTGAGACAATTTGGCAAAGTGGGTGGGAGATGGTGGCTGGGTTAGACCCGTCATTTTCGAGTGGAGGCGATCGTAGCATATTAAGTTTTGCGAAAGTTGGTCGGGACAAGAGTGGGCGTTGGCGGATTCAGTTTTGTGATACGGTAGACATACCGATGGAGATGAAAGGGGATGAGCCGTTATCGTATGGGACAGCGCGGAAAGTGAAGGAGCAATGCTTGGCGCGCGGGGTAGAGCCGGTTAATTTTGGGATAGACACGACAGGGACGCAGACGGCATTAGCGGACATTATAGAGACGGAGTGGGGCAGGGGTATAATGAGAGTTAGTTTTAGTGGGAAGCCGTCGAAATTACCGGTATCGTTAGAGGAGCGTGTAGGTGCGGACGAGCGGTATGCGAACAGGGTAACGGAGTTATGGTATAACATGTATCAGTATGGACGGCATGGGCATATAGGAGGGCTTGGAGTAGAGTCATTAAAAGAGTTTTGTGCGAGGTTATTATTGGAGAAATTGAGTCCGATATGCGTAGAGCCGAAGAGTTTAATGAAAGGTCGAGCGGGCAGGAGTCCGGATGATGCGGATTCAAAAGTGATAGTAACGGCATTGGTACGGGAGCGGTTAGGAGTGATGCCTGGGCAGCATACAGCGGAAGAAGAGGCAGAAGAAGACGGGGTAGCGTTAAGGGAAGTGATACAGCTTGAGGGCGCGGATCAGACATATATGAGCGATGTTGAGCAGCAATATGTTAATAGCTATTGACAAACTTGGTTTTGTATGGTATGGTATGGCATTTGAAGAAAACAAAAAGATAGAATTGAAGTGAGGGAACTATGAAATGACATTACCGAGATTGAAGAACAGGCACATGGAGCCGCCGGGCGGCTGGGTGTATCGTGATTTGGATACGGGCATATTTGTAACGAGCCTGCGGAGCCTTGATGATTTGATAAGCCAATGCAAGGCGCATCGGCGCGCGAACGACTTGGATATACCGGAGGATTTTGATCTGAGGATTGAAGCTTCGATAGCGTTCAGCGTTGCGCCGGAGCTTGCGTTGGATTTACCGGCTGACCGGAAGGCGAGCGAGGCTATGTTGAATTTGTTTCAGGTGAACAAGCGAACGAACCAGTATTTGTTAGACTGGCGTCTGAAGCATGGCTTGAAGATGGTAAGTGTGGAAGAGGCTGAGGAGAGGGCGAAACAGTGTGTTGGCTGCAAGCAGAACAGCAGGGTAATATGCCTGACGTGCCAGGGAACAGATCAATGGGTGAATAGCTGGACAAAGCGTTGGACGAAGCATGACAAGAGCTTGGGCGTGTGTGTGAGTGATGGGATAGTGCTGTATGCGACAGTTCATTCGGTATTAGAAACGAGCGGTGAATTTCCTGAAGGATGCTGGAAAGCGAAGGGTAAAAATGGACGAACAAACGATAATGCCGATGAGCGATAACGGGCGCGCGCCGAATTCGAGGATCAAGGACAGCGACGCGGCGTATGAATTATTTGATTCGATCAAGGAATCGGATTCGACAGCGGCGATGTATCGTTGTCAGATACAGGGATTGATAGATGGCAATCCGCCGTATAATCCGGGAGAGTTGCGGAAAGTTGGGCAAGGCTGGCGGAGCAATGTAAATTTCAGGGAAGCGGAATCAATTATTGACACCAATGCGGCGAGCATTTGGGAATTGGACATGGAAGTCCAGCGTTTGATCAATGTTGAATTGGACAAGCCGGATTTGGCGAGACCGGGCGCGAATTTTGGTGAAATCATAGCGGAGGAATATACGCGGGTGCTGGAGCGGTGGCCGGATTATTTCTTTAACAGAATGCTTTGCACACGGGAGATGTTGGTAACGGGCATAGGCACAATGTTCTGGCATGACAAATATGACTGGCGCCCGAGAGCGGCGAAGCGCGCTTCGTTATTGATTCCGCCGAACAGCAAAGTGACAATGGGCGAATTGGAACTTATTGGTTTTCGGCATACCTATCAGGCGCACGAGCTTTATGATAAGATCAAGGATGACGAGTCGAAAGAAGCGGCGCGCCTGGCCGGCTGGAACGTTGATTTGGTAAGGGCAGCGTTGATCAAGGCGTCGAAGAACGCTTCGAGCGATGGGTCGGAATTACAGAGTTCGACGTTTGAGGCAATGCAGCAGAAGTTAAAGAACAACGATTTTGCGGCCTCACAGGTGTATTGTAATCCGGTAAGAGTGATCCAGTTATTGGTTAAGGAATATAACGGAAAAGTATCGCGTCATATCATTTACGAAGACGAAAAACTGCCTGGCTACATGTATGTTGGGCAGGATGAATATGATGGAATGGAACATGCGATATGTTTTTTTGTATGGAACATTGGGGACGGTTATTACAAGTCAATCAAAGGATTGGGGCACAGGATATTTCCGCATGTTGAATTGAGCAATCGTTTCATTAATTCGACAGTTGACAGCGCTAAAATATCGAGCAGCTTTGTCTTAGAGCGGCAAGGCGGCGCAAAGAACAATATTAATTTGATGCAGCTTGGTTCGGTAACGGTTATTCCGGACGGGTTCAAGCCGGTTCAGCAATCATTTACGCCTAACCTTACTCAGTTAATTGGCGTCCGGAACATGCTGCATCAGATATTGAACAACAATACAGGCGTTTATAAGAAGCAGTTAGAGGGACCAAACCTACCGGAACGAACGGCGACGGAGGTTCAGACAGAGGAGCGTAAGTCGGCGAAGCTGGAAAAGAATCAGATTTCGATACATTACCTGTTTCTGGATGCGATGCACAAGGAGATATACAGGCGGTTATGTTCTGCTGACTATCCGAAAGAAGCATGTGGATATAAGGAAGCGAAGGAATTTCAGAAGCGTTGCAAGGAACGCGGTGTTTCGGCTGAAGTGTTGCGAAACGCGCAAGTTACAGCGACAAGGGCGATAGGCTTTGGGTCAGCGACGATGCACGACATGATCACGCGCGAAGTGTTGTCGTTATCGCAGGTGAACGGAGTTGATGAGATTGGCCGGCAGAATGCGTTACGCGACAGGCTGGCGGCATTGGTTGGTTATAAGGGCGCGGAACGGTATGTTCCGGAAGCGAGCAGGGATTTGATACCGACAAGCGAACACAGCCTTGCAATGCTTGAGAATAACGACATAATGAATAAGCAGCAGGTAATTGTCGGAACAGATCAACCACATGCAATTCATTGGCAAGTTCATTTCCCGATGCTGCAAAGGATGGCGCAGACATTCATGCAATCTCCGCAGAGCCTGGATTTAATGTCGGCGGTGCCGGCAATGGAAATTGGTATTCGTCATTTAGGGTTGCATTTATCGAATATGGCAAGAGACGAATTAAGGAAAGCGCAAGTTGAAGAAATGCAGAAACAGCTTGAGCTGCTTGGTAAAGTTTTCGGAGCCATGCAAAAAGCTTTTGAGCAGATGATGAAACAGCGGCAGGCGATAGCGGAACAGCAGGCGGCGCAAGTGCAGCAAGCGCAGCAAGTTTTGGCCGACCGCGAGATGCAGGTCAAGTTGGCGCAAATCCAGAAAGATTTTGAAGTCAAGCTTGCGAACGTAGAGAAGAATAACCAGATCAGATGGCAGCGCGCAATCAACAGCATGAATATTGCTGACATGCGCGCTGCGGCAGATATTAGGCGTGAAGATGCGAAGGCAGGTGCAGCAATACCAGAAAGGGTTACTGAATGATAAAAGTAAATGAAATCGTAAAGAACGAAAAGTTGCGGGAGCAATATCAGAAATGGACTGAAGATCCGATGACGCAGATGGTAGTTGATGCGTTGAGGACGGAAACAAGGATTATGACGCCAACGCCGGAAAACTGTAAAGGCGAAATTGCGCTTGTCCTGGTTGGCGAAAATGCAGGCGCGCATAATATACTTGACAGAATGATGAATTTAGACAAGATTGTTGAGCAAACAGAAGAATTGTCGTCAGATTTCGGGGCGAGCACAATCTTCGAGAAACAGTATAAATAGAAAGGGAAAGCGATGGAAAACGAAAGCAACGCCAAAGAAATTGCCGGAAAGATTTTATCAGAAGAAAACCAACGATCTGCGCCGCAAGGTAACACCAACACACCAGAAAAAGAAAATAGCCAAACCCAGCCTCAACCTGTTACACCTGCGGCGCAGTCGAATTTACCATTACCTGACATTGATGTTCCGGCATCATTGCTGAGCAACGAACCGGCCAAGCCTCCGGAAGCAAAGCCTGCCCAGCCGGAACAAGAGCCGGACGAAATCAAGAACGCAAATACGAAGACGCGAGAAGCGTTTGCGCATTTACGCACACAGCTTTCGCAGGCAACGGAAGAACTGAAACAGTTGCGCGCCAAGCCAGCCGGCGAACAACAGCCTGCCGTTGATGTTCAGCAAGTCGTCGAAATGAAAAACAAGATAGACGAACTGAACAAGAAGCTGAACGATGCTTATGATCAGATTGGTAAATTTTCATTGGAAAGCGATCCGCGTTTCAAGGCGAAATACGAAGGGCAACAGCAGGCGATACTCGAACAGATCAAGGATTTAGCGAAGGAATGGGAAGTCAAAGAAGGCGCATTTGACAAAATCCTGCAATTCAAACCGAAGCAGCGCGTAGAGTTGATCAATGAAATTGCGCCTGATCTTATGCCAATTCTTTCGCCGTTATTTGCGCAGTATGATCATATCGAGCGCGTCAAGCAGATGGAACTGGCAAACCATAAAAGCGTCAAATCGCAGCTTGAGAGCGAAGCGCAGAAAACAAGAGCCATATCGGAGCAAACCGGTAAAGTAGCGTTATTGCAGCAGGCCGCCGTAAAAGTGTTGAAGGATGGTCATTTTCTTTTGCAGCCGGTGCAAGGGAACGATGCGTGGAATAAAGGCGTTGAGGTATTACAGAAGAAAATCCAGTATTTATTTTCGCATGACGATCCGGTGGCGCAATCTGAGCATCTCGTTCTTGGCGTTATGGCGCCCGTTTATTTGAAGCTTTTCAAGCGTGAGCGTCAAGCAAAAGAAGAAATCGAAAAGAAACTTCAGCAGATTACAGGGATGCGTCCAAGCCTTGACGCGCAGCAGTCGGATGCGCTGCGCAAGAAACAGGACACAATTGACGCAAGCTCCGCAGTTAAGAAAGTGCTTGCAGAAGAATTTCAAAATAATACTTGACAATAAGAATCAAATCTGCTAAAACGACAGCGTATTAAGAGAAAGCCTGCTTTGTGGGCACGAATGAAACATAGAGCGCCACCGCGTCGCAACGCGGTAGACGTAACTGGTTCTCGACCAGCGCCAGGCATTGCGAGAAATGCAAGAGCGTATTCCGTTCCTCGACGGCGCGCAGACAGCGTAAAGTCAGGGTGATACCGTTTCCCCGACGGCGATTGCGACGATTCGCAAGACGAAAAAAAATATCATTATTTTGAGGAAAGAGAACAGTTATGAATCCTGCCGCATTGCCGCTTTCTGCGGAAAGCTTTAATCGTATCATGATCCGGATTTCGGAGAATTTCGATCCGGTCATTCGTAAGAAATTGCGCGAGACGCCCTCGATCTATCGCAATATCCAAAAAGACGGAAACTTCAAGTTGGGCGAAGGTTATATCCGGAAAGTCCACACGTTCTATCCTGGCCTGGATGACCAAGCCGGATTGTTACGCTGGGAAGCTGAAACCGGATACCGCGCGCCTGGAACAGACAGCGAAACGGATCCCGGCCATGACCCTTGTTCTTACAAGGCGTATTTGCTTGGATACGGGTTCAAGACCGAAACTTACAGTGGTTGGCGCACAGCGCGGCGAAGCCCGAATTATTGCATTAATGACTTCATCTACGAGTGGCAGTTCCAACAGCAGTTGGAAATGATACTCAATTCGTTTGGTGATGTCGGAGTGCAGGTTTGGGAAAACTTCGGACGCGAAATGTATATGAGCTTTGCCAATAAATTTATTGCCACAGGCTCATTGACGCCGACCCGCTTCACTTACGATCCGTTCACATCAACGCAATTGACGGTGCCGGCTGGCACGATGGTTTCGACATTAACGCCGAAACATCTTGACATGCTGCATCAGATGTTGGCGTTGCAGGCGAAGAACGGCGCATTATCGCTTGATAATGACATGCCGGTTTATGGGTTGGTTTGCCATCCGTATGACTTCGATGACATGATTGACCGGAACGCCAAGCTGCGCGAATCCTATCTGTATGCCAGCCCTGAAATTCTGATTGACGGAGTTGGGAAAGTCAAGAAATTCAGAGGGTTCGGATTGACGTTTGATATGACGGCGCCGCGATTCAAGCTTTCCGGACATGACGCTGACGGGAACATGATACTTGAGCGCGTTGTGCCGTTCAAAGAAGAAGGTGTAACGCAAGGCAGCCGCTGGGAGCCGGATCAGGATTACCTGAATGCGGAATATACCCTGCTCAACATCATCCTGAAAAATGTTTACGAACGCCAAATTCCGCCTGTTGCTCCTGGTAAAATCGGGAAAGCAGAATTCGGAACTACGCCGTCAAACATGGGCGAGTTGAAGTGGATCAATATTCCGGACGTGAACACTAACGTCTTGGGTGAAAAAGGATTCTTTTTCAGCCGATTCAAAGGGTTTGCTAAGCCGATGGAGAACAACGAATATGCGGTTAGCTTGCTTGTGAAGCGTTGTCCTCATACGCCGATTGCGCTCTGCTCGCCGACGCCTAACGCCACATCCGGTGCGAAGACGGTTGTTGACGCACAGGCGATTGATCCGGAAGGCACGAAGTCTTACTTCCAGGTGGAAGTTGAGATCAGTGATACCAACGGACTTGGCTGTGAAGCAGTTGGCGCGGTAACAGTAACCTTTAAGGATGCGTCCACTGCAACGGCAATTATTGCCGATGACACTGGCGCGCCGACGAAGTATGTGCTGACATTTGCGACCGAAGATGATTGGGTTGCAGAAGGCGGCGGAATCGCAACCGTAACCTGTAAGTAAACAAACCAAAACCGATGAAGGCGGGTTGAAATATACCCGCCCGAATCAAAAAAAAGGAAAAAAAGGTAATGAAGAAATTATCGTTGATTGTGATGGCGGCGCTTATTGCTGCCGGCGGTGCATTTGCCCAGACGCTTGTTGTGCGTCCGAAAGCCATTAAAGTTGTCGGAACCAAGCTTGCGGGCGCAGGTACGGCGAGTATGGAAGTCTATAACAACGGAACTGGAACGAGTTATTATACCGTTTCGGTTCCGGCAGGTGCGACAAGCTGGGTTACGTCTGGAACGTCAAGCGGTAACTCGACTGGCGAAATTGATACAGTTGTATTGACTTTCGTTACGAGCGCGCTTGAGCCTGGTTTCTATAATACGACCGTTACTGTTACTCAGACCAATGCGCCCGTTACGGTGAAGACCGTGCCGGTAACGTTGCAGGTCTATAGTGACGAGAATCAAGGCGTAGCGGTTGGACCGTCCAGCATGGCTACGGATCCGTCCGGCGTGGCGATTGGCAGTCAAGCAGGACGCGCTGTGGCTGTTGGGAAAGACACCATCCAGATTGGCGCCGGAATTAACCGGACAGCCGGTTCATTCCAGGTTGGTGAACAACCCGTGCTATTGATTCGTATTGACACCAATACGACAACCGATCCGACCGATTATGTGCCGCGCTGGTATGGTGATCAGCTTGTCGGCCAGGTTGGTCCAGGAACGGCTGGCTGGTGGATAGCTACTGGCTTGACGTCCGACGATTGGATAAACATGTATGATACCGTTCAGAGCGGCATCTTGCTTGCCAGTCGGCACATTGACACAAATACGACCACATCGGTTACGACTTATACCCCACGTTATTTCGGGGATATGCTTGTCGGCCAGGCTGGAGCTGGAACAGGCGCTGTGTGGTTGGCAATCGGTTTGACGACCAACGATTGGTCTAAAATTGGCGGAAAATAATCAAGAGACCGCAAGGAGTCTCGGCAGGGTGGCGGCGTCCCTTTCCGCCCCACCCTGCTTTTTCAAAAGGAGAGCCGTATGATTGTAAGCGCATGTCCAGGTGGTTGTGATGTGTCGGTAACGACAACGGTGGTTGTTACTGACCCGGCGGCAAAAATTGCCGCAACGCCAAGCGAGACGGTAACAGGCGCCGGAACAGTAGCGGCAGGCGCGTCGAGCCTGTCGTTTTTCAATTACGGCCCGGCGACAGTAACGATTAACGGGGAAGTATTGGCGGTGCGCGCTTCGATTTCATTCCCGTTTTTAGGAGCGAACGTAACATATCCTGCAATGAGTTATGACGCGACAGGCAGCACGATACGAATAGACAGAACGATTCTTTGAGAGGGAAACAATGAGAATTTGTGTTATAGCGATTTTCTTTTTTGTCGTTCAGTTTTTATCGGCGCAGCAAGTTAATCCGGGTGGTGGAGTTTATTCCATGAGCGATGTTCCTGGCTTGACCGATGCGATTGATAAAACGATAACAAACGCTTATAAAGGCGCAGATACTGGAACGCTGGAATGGGAAGTCAATAAAGTAGGGCGTCAAGTTGAAGTAAGGTTTCCGACCTTGCCGAATTATCTTGAACTGAAAACCAACATCATCTATGGCACTGTCAATATTGACCCGTCCGGCCTGACGGAAATTGATTTCTTTCATACGTTTTCCAACAATCCATTTGTGTCGTTAATGCCGTTTGGCACGAATATCAGTGAATTATTGACACCGGTTGTGGTTGATGTAACGCCAAGCGGTGCGAGCTTTGTTGTTATATCGTCCGGCGAGATTGTTACGAATGCTTACAGGGTTGACTGGCAAGCGATTAGCGGAGCAGGTTTAAGTTGGATTGGCGATACACTCGGTGATCTTGGAGGCCGGACAAACATTTATTTGAATAACGGCGCGCAGGCAATGAATGCGTTTTACTTTCCGGTAAATCATGGCGCAGGCCGATGGTTAGCTGGCGATGCGAGCGGCTATGGTTTTTGGCAGGACAGAACGATTGCGAACCTGACCGATGGCGGCGACGTATTCAAGCGAGACGGGACAATCCTGCCAACTGCCAACTGGAACATGAACGGAAAAAGAATTTTGAACATGACGCGATTACAGGTAACGGACGGCGCGGCAGCCGGCAGATACTTGGGCTGCGATTCGTCTGGCATTGGATATTGGATGGCGTTGCCGTCATGGAGTCCGGCAGGAAGCGCATTGAACATGAACGGCTATGCCATAAGCGGAGTGGGCGCATTTACGGCAGCCGGCGCGTCAACCTTGAACACCTTGACGGTTAATGGCGCAGTTGACTTGAAGGCAGCAACAACGATGCGCGGCGCCATAACGCTTGAGACAGCGAGCAGCGTCAACGCCAAAGGGACAGTAAGCCTGACGACATCCGGCGGCAGCGCCGGCGCGCCGAAGCTGAGGTGTGAAGGATATGCGCGTTTCAATGGTGTGCTTGACGCGCGTGGTGAAGCATTTATGTATAACGGCTTGGCGGCATTTGGCAATATTTCGTCTGCGCCTGGCGTTTCGTTTTGGGCGTCTGGCGGCCATTCGGTTTGTGATCGAGATATTATTTGCGGCGATTATGATTGGGTTATGACGTATTATCCATCCTTTGTTTCGCCGTGGGGCAACATAATTGCGCAGCGCGGATTTTATGGATCCACGCTTGTGATTACCGGCAGCAAGACATTTAGGATTGACCATCCGAAAGACGAAAAGAAGTATTTATTTCACGCCTCAATTGAAAGCCCGAAAGTGGAGTTGATTTATCGGGGCAAGACAAAGCTGACAGCAGGCCGCGCAAAAGTTAATTTGAACGAGCATTACGGCTTGATACCGGACACATTGAATGACATGTTGAAAGACTTGAGCGTGTGTGTTTATAATAATGCGAGTTGGACAAGAGTGCGTTGCGCGGCGGTTCTGTCGAGCGTTGAATTTGAGATTGAAGCGGAAAACACAATATGCGAAGATGAAGTTGAATGGATGGCAGTAGCGACAAGGTGTGATAAAGGCGTTGAAGATTACAAAATTGAGGTGGACAAATGATGAAAAGGGCATTAACGGTCTGCTTGGTTGTGCTGTGTGGCGCGGCGTTTGGCGCAATGAACAACAATTCGAGGACGGAAGACGGACGGTTCGTTATTGAGCCTGGCGCGGTATTGGTTGATGGGCACAGACTGGCAACGACATCGGATGTTGCAGTTGTGCAGAGCAACCTGAACAATGAAGTAGCGAGAGCGACAAACGCGGAATATCAGATACAGGTACAGGTTGATGTTGTTAAAGGCAGGACAAACGCATGGGATGGCGCGGTCGAGGGGGTTGACCGCGCAGTCATGAAGACCGGCGAAACGGATAATGTTGACTTAACGCTGGCGGATGTGCGGATAGCGGAGCCGACAGAAACGAATAATCCGGCAACGAAGAAGTATATTGACGACAAGATCATAGCGTCATCGAATGTGGCGAATTGGGCGGAGTTTGTGGCAATTCAAGACGTGGACATGGACGGCAACGACTTGGAGAATGCGGGTGAAGTAAGGTTTGCGGATGGGAAGAAGATTAATGATGCAACGGTGCAGGACGGTGAGAACTTGAGGTTGGGCGGAATAAACGCGCTGCGCCTGAACAAACCGGCGATAAGCGGGTATTTGGGAGCGGGTCGGGTCGTGGCGTGGGGAGACAATTCCGAAGGTCAATGCAACGTTCCTGCTGATGCCAGTAATTCAGTTGTCGCTGTTGCTGGGGGTGTAAATCATTCCCTTGCTCTACGCTCAGACGGCAGGGTCGTGGCTTGGGGATACAATGCTTCAGGTCAATCAACCGTTCCCGCTGATGCCAGCAATTCAGTTATCGCAGTTGCTGGCGGAGAGGCACACTCTCTTGCTCTACGTTCGGATGGTAGAGTCGTGGCGTGGGGAGACAATTCCGAAGGTCAATGCAACGTTCCTGCTGATGCCAGCAACTCGGTTGTCGCCATTGCTGGTGGAAATTATCATTCTCTTGCTCTACGCTCAGACGGTCGGGTAGTGGCTTGGGGATTGAATGATGATGGTCAATGCGACGTTCCTGCTGATGCAAGTAATTCAGTTATCGCAGTTGCTGGTGGTTATTTGCATTCCCTTGCTCTACGCTCTGACGGTAAAGTCGTGGCGTGGGGAGACAATTCCGAAGG